CCACATAATATTGATAGTATTCCTCAGTTTATCCAAGAAGATGGTAAAGCTAGAATTGACCATGCTATTGAGATGATTGAGGATAAATTAGGTGATGCAAATGAAGAAACTCGTTCTTATCTATTAGACAGCATTAAAGCTCTTGAAGGTGTATTAGATTCTATTAATTTAATTTCTATTTTAGATTTATCTGGTTCTTTAAAAGATGCTAACACAAAAGAAAGTTTACTAGGTTTATCTATTTCAGATGCAAGTGCTGTAGCAACTGGTGAATATGTTAATGAAATTGTAGCAGAGATTTCTCGTGCATTTGCTAAAGCTGGTGTTACTCCAGCTACTTATGGTGGTAAATTAAATGGTATCGCCCAACAGTTAATTAAGAATGTAATGAGTGATTTAACCTCACTTGCTAATAAGCTTTATACTGGTTCAAATGATATTGCTTCATTTACTCGTAACTGGAATAAGTTTATTACACTAGCCTATTCTACAAATGCATTGCCTACAGAATTTACTTTATATTTCCCTAATGATAAGGAAATGAAATTTGATTTAACTAGTTTATTAAAATCAGAAGAATCTATGAGTAAATTCTTAAATACAGTTCCAGACATTAAAGAAATGATTAATGACATGTTAAATATGTCATTTGATAATAAGTATCGTGTGGAATATTCATTAAAATCTGGTGTAGCTAGTTTATTAAATTCAGCAGTTCAACAGATTTATGGTGAAGCTTTAAATATTGCATCACAATTCTTAGCATTTACTGACCCAATGTTTGAAGTATTCCATGATGAATTCTTGAAAAAAGTAGATGATAAGATTTCAGAACGAAACTTAGCTAAAGGATGGGCGGTATATAAAAATGGTAAGGCTACCGTAGTTAATCCAAAAGGTTATGATGGGCTTACTAAAAAAGAATATAAAGATATTCTAAAAACTATGGAGAACCTTCCTGTAGTTGCTACTGCATTCTCTCAAAATAATTCTTTATTAGATTCATTGGTTCATACCGGTATGTCTAATATTAAAACTGCTAATACTCAACAGTTAGGACAGACTTCTATTAGCTCTATTTATAAAAATAGACAAACAGTTGAATTTTTATCTGCAACAATTTCTACTCAAATTAAAGAGTATCAACAAGCAGGGGCAAGTACATTTACAAATACTGTTGTATCTGTTGAATCTAAAGCTCAAGCAGATGCTCAGAAACGAGCTAATAAAGAAGGTAAAGCTTTCCTTAACGTATTTGATGGTGGTGATGCTTTAGCAGCGATTGCTCAAGTTATAGGACAATATTTAAACGAAGCTTCTTATGCAGGTCATCAATCATATTCTGTAATGGAAGCATTATGGAACATGTATAACAATAGTGATTTATGGAAAGTAGCTAAGTTTATGAATAACTCTTACAACTTACAAAATCACTTAATAAAATCAGGTAATAAAACTTACTTAGATAAACAAAGTGTAAATGCATTAAAACTCTTCCAAGCTATTAAACAATCTGGTTTAGAGCTTAAAGGTTTAGATAAAACTGTTGATACAGTAAGTAGAGTTTTAAGAATGCCTTTAGACTCCCAAATACAAGGTGTAGAAATATTATCTATTGATATAGATGACTTAAATAAAGCTATCACTTCTATTCGTGTAAGAGGCTTAGATAAGCTATTTACTGCAGCTATGGATAAAAAAGCTTCTGAAGTAGCATCACATAGAGCAACTATGGCTGTATTGAAACAATTACCGATTAAGTATAATCAATTTGCTGGTTCATCTAGAGGTGTAACTTTAAATACAGAATCTGCTTTAGCAAACACTATTATTAAAGATTTAATTGATAACCAAATCTCTTCTACAGATGCTTTGGCAAATTATATTAAATCAAATGAAGAGCTTTCTAAGATTTATAAAGATGAGTACCTTAAACAGTATGCTACGCTTCACTTAAATAAAGATGCTTCGTATAGTGTTAATACCACTTCTCTTAGCAAAGTTATGGCAGATTTAGAAAAAGCAGAAGGCAATTCTACACAAGATACAACATACAAAGCGTTGGTAAATATTATTAAACCTTTAGTTGCAAATATGGAGATTCCTTTATTGAGCCAAGAAGAAATTCTTGAATCCCATCCTGAACTTAGTGAACAACTTGCTCAAAGTAAAGCAATGTATATTCCGAATAAAGGTTTATATCTACCTAAAGGAATTACTAATGTAGAAGCTCTACATGAGTTGTTACACTTTGTGTTAGCAGATAGCTTTTCTAAATATGCATCTGGTAAAGCAGATAGTAAAACTAAAGCTGCAATCGGTGAAATAATTTCTATTGCTAAAGCCTTAAATACTAAATTATCTAACAAAGATACCGTAAATTTATTTAATGAACTAAGTAATACATCTTCACCTAATTTAAAACAGTCATATCTTAAAGTATCCAAAATCCAAGCAAGTGTAACAAACTTACTCTTTGCTTTTGATGAAGATGCAACTAAACATTTGAGCCAAGAGCAAAAAGAAAATCTTAAGTATGAAGCTTTACAAGAATTTACAGCATATAGCTTTACTGAAGCAGATTCTATTGCATTACTTGCGAAAACTACTACTAATAGAGGGTTTAAGAAAATTCTAAATACTCTATTAGATTTCTTTAAACAGATTCATTCAAACATCTCTAAGATGTTTGGTGTAAAACCAAGTGATGATTTTGCAAGAAGTTCTTTAGTAGAAGGTTTAACTTATATTCAAGCATTGGCTTCAAATAAATCAGGTACAAATGAGCAAGCTTTATCTTCTTATAAAGATTTAGCTAACATGACTGCAATGATTCAGGGGTCAAATAATAGCAGTGAGTTTAAGAATTTTTTAAATGATTTAACTACTACTATTAAACAATCAGTTAAAGAACTAACTACAGTATCTACTTCTCAATTAGGGGATACACTAGATTACCCTCAACAATTAGCGATGTATACTGATGATGATATAGACGCTGAAGCTAAAAATTATTTAGCCGGATTACGTTCTACAGGTATTAAAGTTACTGATGGGGAAGAAGTAGCATTTGTTCTAATGAATAAGTTACTTAAAATTAATCGTTCTTTAGGTAATGTATCTGGTTTAGAACAAGGCAATAATTTAATGCAAGCTGTAATTGAGAAGATTTCTCCAACTAGATTCATGGGTCAATCTAGAAAAGCTAAAGATAGATTCTCAGCAGTATTCACTAAAGATACTGACCACGGACTAGCATTACTTTTAACCAATGAAACATTTAGAAAAGAGATGTTAAAACATACTGCTAAAGGTGTAAGTCTTAAAGGTAATGCTGTACATAAATGGTTAAAAGGTACGTCTGAATCAGAAAAACTATTAGATTTGTTTGCTCAATATAAAGACCCTGCAAGCATCAATAGTCTTGCTCATTCTTTGGCTCAAATTGATGTACGCAATGCATTAAAAAATGCAGCGAGTATTGATAGACGAATTGAAGAACAAAAAGCAAATGATAGAGATATAGAGACTTTAAACAAAATTTATGAAGTATTTGGTAAAGGTTCTAAAATTAGTGATGTAATTGGAGCTGTAGCTTCAGTAGGGTTATCTGGTAAAGATAGATTAACTTATAATGAAAAAGGTAAACCAGAAGATGAATCTACTTTTGTGGGTAAATTAATTGATTTATTCTTAGGATATGATGTATCAAACAAAGGACGTACTACAGCAATAAGTACATTTATGTCTTGGTTACTAGGTGAACGTGAAGATACTCATCGTATTCATGCATTGCATAATGAACATTTAACTAACTTGGATAAAGTACGTGAACGTGTTGGTGGAGTAACTAAGAAAGGTTTATCAGAGTTCTTTAAAAACAAACCATCAGATGAACAAAATAAACTTATTCATAAGATGTTTAGGACAAATCTTCATGGATACTTTGCACATAGTTCTTCAAGCAGTCATGATTTTGCATTATTAAATGACTCTCAGTTTATTAATGATAAATTGAATGATTATAGTAATGAAATTAAACAATTAATTGACACTGAAGTTACTGCTACTCCAAAAGTTAAAGACCAAATCTATAACTATTTAATGTGGCAATCTAATGGTTTAGCGGATTTACAACGTGATAATGAAGCTAAATCAATGGAATCTCAGCATACACATAATATTATGCCGAACTCTCGAATGATTAGTTCACTTAAACAGCTTAATGGAGTATTAAAATTTACTTTAACTAATAGCTTTAGTGATAAGTTAAATGATGTAATTTCTGCAAGAACTGCATTGGTATCTTTTAATGGATTACCGAAAGAAGACCAAGATGCAATCGTAAATTATGCAAAAGAAGAAAAAGCTGCTTTACATAAACTAATGTTAAATAGCCAACGTATCCATTCTGAAGCTCAACGTAGTTTACTTGGTAGAGATGGTTATGTAGTAGGTAAAAAAGACCCTCATTATGATTTACAGATTGTTAAAGAAAATGATACTGAAAGTTATATGAGACTTAAAAAATTAGGTTATGTAGAAAAAGCTAAATTAGCAAATGGTGAGATTGTAATGAGTACTGATGGTGCTTTATCTAATCGATATAAGACTGGTATGTTTGCTTTAACTGAGTTTTCTTCAGATGGAGTAAATACCAATGATTATTCTATTCAAGGTGTTACTTCTACTGAACTAGGAAAAAAACATTCAGCTAATCTTGTAGCTGCAGCAGATAAACAATTAGTTAGAGCTTTAAATGACCCAGACTATTACAATAAACTAACTGCAACTTCTAACTACCAACCAGTAATAAATGAACAAGGTGAGGTTGTTCGTTATGAAGCTTCTGTACCTTATGAAATGGCGGATAATCTAGTTCCAAGTAGAGAACAAGGTTATGAATCTTTGGCTAATATGTCAGGTCGTTTAGTAGAGGAAATGGTAGCGTCTAGAGAAAATAAACGATATGTGGATATTCTTGCAGATATTTATAATACTGCTAAGAATAAACAAGAGTTTATTCAAATTACTTCAGATTTCAAAATCAAAGGTAATACAAATCTAGATAAACAGTTCGAGAATAAAATTAGAACTATCTACAATACATTACCTCAAGAAATTAAAGACTATATTGATGAAAAAGGTGGATTATATATTCCTATTAAGGAAGTAAATAACATTCTTGGTTATCATGAAACTTGGTTATCTGATGTGTTTACTGGTAAGTCTTATTTCCCTGAACCAGTACAAGTAGCAATTAGAGGTGCTGCAAATGTATTTGGTGGTATTGCAGGAATTGCTCCAGCTAAAGCTATTAGAGTAATGGAAGAATACCTTAAAGAAACTACTTCTCTATCTAAAGACTATATCTTAAATAGAAGTTTAATTGTTCCATTAGGTAACTTACTATCTAACGTATTACACTTGGTTCAATGGGGAATCAATCCGGTGGAAATTCCTAAACTGATGAAAGAAGGTTATACCAACGCTATTCAATATCAAAAATATATGAATGAATTGGATAAAATTAATTTCTTACTCAAACAAGGTGGATTATCTAGTGCAGCTAAATTGAAATATGAAGCTAAACAGAATCAATTAAATAATTTAATTAAGAATTCACCTGTGCATAGTTTGGTTCAAGGCGGTATCTTAACTTCAATTACTGCTTTAGAGATTGGGGATGACCAAGATGAAGATACTTCTAGATTAGGAAAATTAGAAAGTAAACTTGGGTTAAATACTGTTTATAACAATACACCTGAAATTGTTAAATCAGTTTTACTGAAAAAAGATTCTAAAGCTCATGACTTCTTCGTTAAAACTTTAGACTATGGTGACTTTGTTGCTAAGTATGCTCTGTATAAACATTTACTTCGTAAAGGTAAATCAGAATATCATGCGATGAATGTAATTCGAGAAGAGTTTATTAACTATTCAGCTAATAGAGGTGCGTTCTTTGATTGGATGAATGCGACTGGTTTAACTTGGTTCTTGAACTATAAATTAGGTATTCAAAAAGTTATCTTCAGAAGTTTTAGAAGAAACTTTTTAAGAACTGCAGCTATTATGAGTTCAGATTCATTTGTATCTAAAGCAGGTTTAGACCCATTAGGAATCTATCAAACTGTTCCAAGTCAATATTTGGAAATAGGGAATGTATTACCGTTTGGTTCATATCAAACAAGTAACCATTTAATTGATGGATTTGAATCTCACTATATAGCAAGATTAATAGAATTGTTAAACTAATAAAAATCCCCCCGATTTCTCGGGGGTATTTAGTTTACTGAAAAATAAGAGTGAAGGTTTTACCCTTCTTAAACCAGCCACAAACACAAACATAAATACGTTATTTTCCACATCCACTATATCTTGTGTCTTTAAACCATGGCTGGTTTAATGAAAGGTGCTGGTTTTTCATGAACAGAACCAGCAAACTGTCGGAGCACTGGGTTGCAGCCCAGATTCTTACTTTTATCATCCTAGGCATGAATGGCAGTAAGCACCGAATTTTTAATGATATGGAGGCTAGTATATCATTAAAAAGAATAAAAAGGACATACTAACGTGGCTATGTTAAACAATATTAGTATGCCAACCCAAAGGAAATACCTTTTTGAGAGATACCTCAAATCTGATTGTTCCGACCAGATAAAGGAAACACTCTATGAACAAAGTAAAAGGCGAGTGGAGGTATCTCTAAAAAAGTCCCTATTGCTAAGGACTTTGGATTAATCATCAAAAACCAAACACTGATGGCATAAACCATCCTGATATATACCCTAAATACATATTAGGATGTGGCTTTACTAACAATCCCTGCGAAAGCCAAACAGGGCTGAAATTCGGTAACAAGGCTTCAGACCAACCTTGGAGGGCTTACGCAGCTAAGCGAGCTACCTCGAAAGAATCATCGTTTGCATTTATTTTAACGATAAAAATAGACTCAAACTCTGACGAACAATTCTGGCACTCCGTATAGGACTCGAACCTATATTAATCTGTTTAGAAGACAGATGCCTATCCTTTAGACTAACGGAGTATTATTTTTAATTAATGGTTCAATGTTATCTAACTCTTCTTGAAATACTTTATTGTTTCTTAATTGACGAATATCTTGCATTACTTGAAAAGTTAGTAGAAATTCTGGACTAACGCTTAAAACTTTACCTAATTTTATAGCCATACCTGTGGTTAAAGATGCTTTACCATTTAAGAGTGCACTTATGGTGTTTCGATGAACATTTAAAGCTTTAGCTAAATCCCCTATAGTTAAATTTAAAGGAGTAAGGTAGTCTTCAAGTATAAGTTTACCTAGAGTAGCGTTGTAATTTTGTAGTCTAGAATGTGTCATATGATTTCCTTAATAAGAAAGAGTAACACGATAAATGGAAGATAACTTCCCTCTCATTTCACTCAGATTAAATTAATGTGTTACTCTTTAGGGTAGACACTAGATACTGCGAGGTATTTAAATAGAGTCATGAGGATATATACCCAATGCCTACCATAAAGAGTGCTAGTTTTAACCAGACTAGCAACTGGACTTTCAACAACAACTTAACTTTCGTTAATTTTTCATTATGGAATGAAACATTTTGCCAACAGGCATGTGCATTATAAAACACTTTATAAAAGGGTCAATAACCCTTCTAAAAATATTCTATTCTAGTATACCAATAACATCTATATTTCTAGCATCAGCTATTTTAACTACTATAAGAATTACTTCTGGTTTAGAAATACATTCTTCAATAGCTGCAATAATGCCTATTACATCTACATCACATGAATAAAGTGTTTTACTTGTTACTAAATCTAATATAAAAATAAAATCTTCTTTAATAAAGTCTTCTTTAGTAAAAGATAAGTAAGTATGGGGTAAGATATGTTTGATAGAAAGTTTCATAAGACCCTTATTATATGTTGGTTTAAAAAAGAGAAGAGAAAACCAACAAAAGAGAAAAGAAAAAACACTTCGTAGTGTAATTCTAATTTTTATCTTGTCAAGCCGTATAGACGTCTAAAACCCCTAAAATTGTACATTTTTTAACATGAAATTTTTTCATGTGAAGTTCGGTTCACATTAGAAAAACTAATGCGAAATTTTAAGTGGTATATATGTACAATGCCTTCACGGTCATCTCGTACTAGCACCGCAGTTAGCATGCCCTTATAAACTGCACTCCACTTCGTTTCGTTTGTTTATGGGCATACGCTAACAGGGTGCTAGTGTCGATGCCCTACAGGCGGTGAATTAGTACGAAGTTGTTTATTATGGGTTTTAATCCAATGTTGAATTAAAGCTACATCGTAATCAGTAAGTATGCCTTGATATGATTCACTATAATTAGTTAATTCTTTAATATAGTGATAATAGAACCATCCATTTAACTTGAAAGAACAATCTGTAGATAAAGGTGATGGTGAAGTAAATATAGCTTCCTTAAGTTTAAGTAAATACTTTGGTTCAATAAAGTTATATCTTTTCAATAATAAATATCGTTGAATTGATTTCGGTAAACCTTCCATTAATAGCATGAATAAACTTAACGCAACAAAGCTAAGTATAGCGGCTAAAATAAATTCCATAGTTCCTCCAAAATAGTTAAGCCCCCGTTAGGGGGCTATTGCTATTATTTTTCGGATAAATAAGCGAGTAACAATACTGCAATAATACTACCAATCGTTACTCCAAATACACCTACTAAGGGTGCACATATAAAAAGTACAAACCCCATAACAGCAATTAGGGTTAATATCTTTTTACACATTATTTAGCCGGAAAGAGTTTACGGGTAGGTACAGTAGTATGATTTACATTCGCAACGCTAGAAGGTTTTACACCTAATTGAGCACCAAAGAAGTTTTTAGGTTGCTCTTTAGGTTCTTCCTGTACTTTGGCAGCTTCATTTTCAGCTTGAATAGCTTCTGCATGTTCTACTTCTGGTTCAGGAATAGGTTTTTCTGTAGGCTCTTCAGTATCTTCTTGTACTGGTTCAGATAACTGATTTACAGCAATAGATTGAATAGCTTTATCTGTATTTTCTAACATTTCTACATATAACGGATGTGAAGATGCACGTTGTTGTAAAGACTCAGACATAGTATCTACTAAATCTAATAATGCATCATAGTTTTTGTATTGAGCATTATCAGTAAGTAATTCTAAGAATTTCTTCCAATCTTCTAAATCTTGACCAGAAAGCTCTTCATGTTTTACTTTTGGTTCATCTTGTACTTCTTCACGCCATGCAGTATTTGTAGGTTTAACGTTAGAGCTTTCTGTCTTCACTTCACGTAAATCAGATACGCCTACTACATCAAAATCTACAATAGCAGATAAACCATCTTTACTACGCATACCTTGTAGGTCAAAGCCCTTTACTTTTACAGGATGACCTGTTACAAAGCTACTGATAAACGTTTCAATAGCTTGTTCAATTTCATGTTCTTTAAGTTCTAGTTTCATTCGCTTTCTCCAATTCAATTAAGAGTTCAAGATAGTGTTTAGCTTTTTCTAAATCTTGAACTCCATTTTTATTTTTCCATCTGGTTACGTATTTAATAACGTTACCTTCAAAATAACCAATATTATTGGCATGGATGTATTCTACTGGTTGGATAGCTTGAGATTTGTAATGAGACCCGCCTATTTGCGTCTCTAAAGCTGTTTTTTCCATAATTAGTAGTCTTAGTTGAGTGAAAAGTAAAACCCCCTAGAATCGCTTCTAAGGGGCTTATTTTATTTAAGAGTAATTTCTACTCTAGGATTGTCTTTGTCTACACCGCCATATCTGTATATAACTTCTTTAATGTAAATGTAGTTATCATCAGGTAATTTACCTAACTCTACTAATGCATCACAAAAGTATTTATCTATAACACAACATACATTTGATATATCAGTTTTTCTTAATGAACCAAAGAATACAGTATAAGTAATACTTACTTTATTGAATACAGGAAGTTGCTCAATCTGTTCCTTCATAATAGCTTTATATGAAATCTTGCTATCACTTAGCTTATGATAATGAGCGTTTCTATACTGGTTCAAATTCAGTGTCATTTCTTTGGTTCTAAGGGGCGATATTAAGGTGTACATCAACCAATACCTAATTTACGGGTAGTACCAGCTTTTGCAGAAGCACCCTTGACTTCTTTAAATTTATCATCGGTTTTGTCTTTCCAGCGAGCTAACCATTTTTCAGCAAATTCAAATGGAATTTCGTTTGCAGCTTCATCAAAAGTATAAGCTTCACCTGCGTCTGAGATACCGAAGATTTTATCAATATCGTTAACAAAACGTTCTTCATTTACTGGTTCATATTCACCAGTAGATGGAGATTTTTCACGTTTGTTTTCACGGATATGTTTGATAGCAAGAGCTACTGTTTGACCGAATAATGCAACTGCTGCATTTACTTCAGTTGGAACTTCTTTCTTAGCATCGAAGTTATAAAGCTGTAATACACGAGTTTCCATTGGAATCTCTAATACACTTTTACCTGCTACTAATGCACATAAGTGGTTAGCTTGGTTAAAGCCAGCTAAGTTATGTGGATTACCATCTTTGTCTAAGTAGAAGGTATTACCTTTTTTATCTGACAACCAGAATGTAGTTGTGTATGGATATGGGTCTTTACCATCTTGTAAGATGTTAAATTTAACGACTAAGCCCATTGCACCATTCTTAGAAGTAGTACCGTAAGCATAAACAATTTCAGCTTGATAAATACCTGATGGAAGTGGTTGATAACCTCCGCCAATACGGTCAGACTTTTCTTCCATTGCTGCTTGATTTGTTTTTAAGTTATTAAACATGTTTTTTCCTTAATAATTAACGTAGTTTTAGTTTTGTGCATCGATAAGTTTATCGAAATGGTTCATCACCAATTGGATATCATTATCAATGTAGGTTTGGTTCAAATCCCATGTACCGAAATCTGAACGAATTCTGCCTAATGCGAAGTCATCGGTTTGTTGAGTAACGAAAGCATATTTTGCTTTACGTTCTTGTGGACTGATAGTGAACTGTTCTGGATTAACAAATTCACCTTCATCTAATAATTTTTGAGCTAGAGCAGTAGGAATCTTAGCGGTATAAATTACGTGATTAAAATACGCCTCATAGCCATGTTTAGCCTCTGAACCTTGAAGAGGAACACGGTACTGTTTCATACCAGCATTAGGTCCCGTCATGACGGTTTCTTCTTCATTATGGGCGATAATAATCCATTTCTTAGAAGAAGCACCAACCACTTGTTGCATAAAGCGTTGAACGAATTTGGCGTAATCGCCCCCAATATGTTCTACATAGTTCGCAACACTATGTACGTTCTTTTAAGAACTGCTATATGTTTCCATATAGTTCAGACTATATCATTACCTTCAACTTTACTTGGTCAGGTATTCCGCACTTCCACTACCATAAGCTTGTAGTGTACTCCCATAAGGGATAGTCGTTGCTCTTTACACATTGTTTAATATATTTGTTAGATTGTTATCTTTAATATATTGTTCTCGAACTTTTGCCCCTTCTAATGGGTCATCGAACCAGCCTAAGAATACATATTTACCATTATGACGTATTCTTACAATATATTTATTGTATCTAACTGACCAATTAACACCTACAAAACCAGACTTATGTTTAAAGCATTTTCTTCTAGCATTAGCTGAATTTTGTGCTTTGGTTACCCATCTTAAGTTTCCACGTTCATAGTTACCATTATTATCTATCCGGTCTATTTCCATCTTTGTTGGAAATACTGATGGACAGTTTGGTAAACTTAAAACGTATTCAGCATACTGAATAAAGTCTCTTAAGTATGGTTCAATGGTTATACCTCTGCCACCATAATTATGGTACATATTATGAGAAGGTGTTGTACAACGTTGAGTCATAGATAACCATCGTTTATACAATGGATGTTTCTCATTAGGTATTCCAAAGTGGAAATTGGTTTGTTGATAACAAGATTTACAACAATACATTTGTTTAGTACGTTTAGCATTATGAAGCTCAGTTACGAACTCTTTATTACACTTTACGTTTAAACATTTTAACTTTACCTGTCTGAACTTTCGCCCATTAGTTGAACGTATTGGTTCAACTTCTTCGATAAAGTTTCCAGCAAAATCTGCTGGGTCACAAATATATGACATAATTACTCCATATTTTATTTATACACATTTGTATATTAATGTATAGTAGCAAATATGTCAATGTGTCTTAGATCAGGATTGCCCTCGGCTTTACGTTAGGGGTTTCCCTGAGTTCACGGAATTTTCTTATACTATTTCTAATATAAGGGACTAGGGTCTTAATCCGACTTGTGTGTTTGACATATTGTCAATAACTTCAGAGACGAACATCTTCATCAAGAAGTTAAAGCCATCAAGTACACAATATTCGATGTTTGGCATTTCTTCTACTGCAGCAAAGAATTCTACTACTTGGTCTGGATGAGTAATAGCATCTGTTGTAGTAGTAAAACGTTTAGCCCAAATAGGGGTTTTACCAGCTTCACAACAAATGTAAGCTACAGATTTAGGATTAGGGTGATTTAAGGCTAGATTCCGCAAACTGGTAGTTTTACCAGTTGCGGTTAAGCCTGCGATTAAGATGTGATATGCAGACATTAAATTTCCTTGTATCTATTTTTGATTGAAGTAAACACCGTTGATTGAATCTCAGATTCATCCAATGGGTTGTCTATTTTATCATTTAATTGATATAACTTCTCTAGAATTTCATCTGGTGTAAAGCCATTGTCTAATAGCATAAAGCCATATTTAGCAAAGGTATTATTACGTGAACCATCTTGCATTCTAGAAGCGAACCATCTCTCTAGAGCAGTTAAGTTTTGCAGAGATACCTGAGCTTTACGGTATTCTGATTCTCGACTGGTTCTAGGAATAAATGGTAATACATCAAATAGCTGACCTGAGTTTTTATAGATAGTAGTACCGGCTGTACAAGCCCATTTACGACTACGTTGGAATGTACCTTCATCTAGTTCAAATGGACACCATTGAGCAACGTTTTCCATGAATTGTTTAAACTCTTCTGCATCTAGTTTAAGTACATAATTAGTCGGTAAAATAATACGGAATCTATCTTTGGTTTCACCATTTTCATCTGGGACTTGATGACGTTTAGTAGTATGAATAATATATTCATAATCACTTAATAGATTTTGTACTGCTTGAAGGCTGATACCTCCATCTACATCAAGAACTACGCAGTTAAAACCTTCTTCCATATCTTTTTCTGAACGGTGACCATTTTTAGTGTGATGGTTCGTCCAGTTAAAACCGCCTTCAGGAAGTAAAGTATCGAAATCGTTTTCCCAACCAATTTCAACATTTTCATATCCTTCTGCATAATCATCTGAATAAGCACAAATGATTCGGGATAGGTCTGTTTCTTTTAAGCTTTCACCTGTAAATAGTTCTACACCATCCCTGAATGTCTTTTTAATAAGAATATTATTCTTATAGCCATAAGCAATAGCCATGTTCATCAGTTCATTCTTGGCTGAAACAGAGCCTTTATAAAATGGTAAGTTAGTAGTTAAATCTACTTGAGTAACCTCTTTACCATCCAATGAACCAATAAACTTAGCAAGACGCTCATATGGTTTTTCACGCTCTAACATTTGACGAAGTGATTCACCACTGTCTTCTGCAAAGCGAATAGCTTGATGTAAATCATCAATAGACATATCTAAACTTCCACGAAGGAAAGTATAGGCTGCTGCAAGTTTAAGAGCTTTAAAGTATCTATGTGCCAATTCAGCTCTATAAACATCTTTATGTTCAGGAATATCCTGAGCACGATTCTCACAATCAATACGGTAACGTAACAATTCGATTGCGACATTCTCTGGTACGGTTACTACTGAACCAATTAAACCAGCTTGACATAAGCGTACCAGTTGACCAGAAATACGTTTGATTTCTGCATCTTGGTTTACTGCTGTTAAGCGTTGATATAATTCTTCAGGTGTAAATTCAGTAATCGTACTAGATTTAGTAGATGATGCAAAGAAGCTACGTCTAGCGTATCCTGCTTCCAGTAATTCAAAGAATTTCTCTTCGACTGCACCGCCATCTAATAATTTGGATGGAGTACCAAACATTAATAAGTTTGTTGGAGTTTTTCCTACAAGTTCTTGGTAACGTGTAGAAGTTTCCGTATTCTTAGTAAGCTTGTCTTTAATAAGACCTTTATCATATAGCTCTAAGAATGCAATCAATGGCTCATAGTTTTTATCTAAGTTAAAGCCAATTTCATCAATGAGTAGATTTACACAACCAGCTTTAGCCAGAATAAGTTTATTTCTAAACTGTTTAATAGCCGGTGTAGTAGCTTCACTAAATGAAAATTTAAATGCACCATAAGATTTAAACTCTTTATTGAGTTTCTCTTCAGCTTCTGTCTGAGAGATTCCTAAATACTGGGCACGTTTAATAGCTTCTAAATCTAATCTACTTTGAGCAAATTTAGGGAATACTTCATACATGAAATGTTCACGGAATTCACCTAGAATTTGTTCTTCTAATAGGTTAGTAGAAAAACCTTTACCAGAGCCAGAATTAGCTACGGAAACAGCAAACATATTAATAGGTACTTCACCAGTAATGGGAGTATCTACTTTAATATCAAGCATTGAAGGAACTAGAGAGAGAAAGTAATTAGCCTGCAATCGGAAGAATGTAGGATTACTATTCTGAGTCTTGGTTCTAAGGATTTCTACAATGCTTTCTACTAAAGGATTATATGTAAAACTTGAATAATCCATAATTTCCTCTGTTGAAAGGTAGATGGGGATTTAAGCAATCCCCAAGCTTTTGGTATGAGAAGTAGCCATCATTTGAGCAACTTCATTTGGGTTACAGTACGGACACATGAATGGGTCAGGTTTAAACTCAATAACATCACCTTGATATCCGTTCTTAGCTCTAAATGCTAAAGCTTCGTTCATTGTATCAAAGTTTTTAGTAGCACGCTTGCCTTCTGCATATCCTGTTTTAAAGTACTTGAAAGTACTTGGTTTAGAGAATAATTCTTTCTCTGAACAACAAGGAATTTGCTCTAAAGGCATATGCCAATATTTATTCAGTTGTTTGAGTTTATTTCTGAGCCAAGCTTCAGTATCGGCTAAAGACCATAACTTATATTGCTTATAAAAGCATTTTGCTGGTGGATAATTTGGATTAGTCATCGAATCCAATTTACGCCAATCAGTAAAGATAAAATTAATCGTAATAGTATCTTTTGTAATAAGGTCTGGATTGAGCCAACGATAAATACTACCTTGCATGATGTACTTTTCATCATTGCAGCCACTTGTCCATGAGTAGGTACTGGTGGTCTTAAGGTCATGTAATTCCCCATCTACAATAATGTCGAATTGACCTGATACAGTAAATCCTTCTAATTCTTTGTAACCACGTTGTTCTAAGTATACAGGAATTTGGTCTGGTTCTACTGTTTCTGGGTTAATAACAACTTTATCAATCGTATTTTGATGGATACCGAGTTCCTTCATCGCTTCAGTATAATTGTTTGTCCAAGCATATTCTAAAGAACTATGCATTGCTGTACCCATTCGAGAAGCAATTCTCTCTTGGATATCTGGAATAACAATTTCTGTTGTTGGTTCAGGTCTGAGATGTTCTGGAAATTCATCCGGATACATTGCTCTTCTTGAACCAATAATATAGCGAAGGGATTTCAGTAAGGTAGTAGTACTGATTTCATTTGCGTATTTAGCATACTGATATTCATCAGTAGCTAACCATACTGCCAAAGGTAATGGCAGATTAGTCTGATTTTGTAACATCTGTCTCACCTTTGTTTAGATTAAGGTAATTGATAATCTCTCTGCGTTCCCATTCTAAGCCTGAGATACGTTTTTCAAGATTAGCAATCTCATTTTCAATCTGCTCTTTACGTTTGAGCAGTTGTTTGTCTGTTGGTTTACCCATTGGAAATTTTTAATCCTCCAAGTGTTCCTGTACTGTTTCAATTAAGCAATTTTCATCGCATTCTTCTGGTAAAGTAATAGGGGTAGCCCAAGATGGATAGAATAAATCTAACTGACCCCCAAGTCCTACCTCTGGATGGTAAATATCTGGATGGTCATTCCAATAAGCTTGTTCTACTGCTAAACGGTTTATTGTTTCAATGACTTTAACATCATTTCGTACAAGATAATATGTAGCATCATGAATCATAGCAACAGGAAGTATATCTTGGGTTAAACCCATAGCATCTACTTGTTCCATTACTTTATTCATGGCTCTACTGTTTAACATTCCCCATCCTTGACCTAATGCATTACCTGCAGTTCTTCCTTCTGCAGCAGCTAATGATGAGTCTGGTTTAGCTTTAAGTATTGGAGTACGTACTCTTAAACCAAATGCTACAGTAACGTAGCCATCAATCTTAGCTTGTTCTAGATGTCTTTGTACCCATTCATCAGATACTTTATATAACTGATGATAGGAAGCTTCAATTTGTTTAGCCAAAGCTTCACTAAATCCTAAGTTTTTCATTAGAGTTAAATACGTACCCTGATAAGTAAGTGCAAAGGTTGGAGATTTGCTCATTTGTCTTAACTTAGGATAGCGGTCTGCAATACTATTGATGACTTTTACTTGCTCTTCTGGAGAAGTAGCTCTAGAAAATTCATCTTCAATATCTCGCATTTGGTCCTGAAAATATGCATAAGCACGTAAACAGTGACCATCAAAGCCTTTGATGTATACATCTAGTTTGTTAGGGTCTTTTGTAGTAAGAGCGGATATACGGTCTTCCAAGCTTGCATAATCTAAGCCAACGAATATCCATTCAGCAGTAGATTTAAAGCATCGCTTAATAGGTTTAGCGAACCGAGATGATGTAGCAGGGAGCTGTTGTAAATTGATGTTACTTGAGCTTAATCTGCCTGATACAGTACCGCCTCTTTATGTTCCATAGTAGTCGTTAATTACTATGCGTTCTCTGATGAACTGCTGCATATTTCTATGCAGAACAGACTATATCAACACCCTCAGCATTATCTGTTAGGGTGGCTGCCGTTTCGAACCACTTGGTCCTACTCCCATTTCAGGGATAGTCGTTGGGCATTTAAACAATGATATTTTTTGGAATATTTAACTGTAGAGTATCTATAATGTAATTAACGTGTAATGCAGCTTCTTCTTCAGTTTTAAAACGTTTAGACATTACTCGTTTCTTATTTACTGTAACTCCGGCACACCATCTTTGTCTTTGTTCAGACCAAGAGACATTATGGTATTTTGAAGTTTTTCCTAATTTTTGCCCAGTTGTTCTAGGTTTTTTAGAAAGTAATCCAGAATTTTTTGCATGTAACATATTTTCAGTATGTGTACACCACTCTAGATTAGATACAGTATTATTCAATTTATTACCATCAATATGATTTACATGGGGTTTACCTTCTAGATTAGGAATAAAAGCTTTTGCAACCATCACATGAACTCTTAAATGTTTGCGTGCTTTATTCTCAAAATTTCTTACAGTAAAGTAATAGTACCCAGTTGTACTAAATTGAAGTTTTAATTCTTCTTTAGAATAGATATTTCTAATTTTTCCAGTGTTACTTACTTCATGAATATGAGTACACTGTTTCCAAATTTCATTGTTATTTAGCATAGGGTTGTCCTCTTGTGTTTAAAATGGATATTTTAAAGCATTGTAACAAAATAACCAAGTAGGAGTTTCCCTTTTTAGGCAGCTTTCGACATATAATTTCTTATATGAAGCTCTTACGCTTTTGGCATAGCGTGTTAAAGTTAAAGTAACCCAATAGTCTAGCTTGTCCATGTTTATCAACATGAGCTTGTTCAAATGGTGGAATAAATGTAGTTAGCATTTTTTCTACATCTGAAAGTTCCATAAGAGATATAAGAATATCTTTGTATTCTTGGTTCTCTGTATGGTTCATAAGCTTTTCCATTGTACCTTTAGAAGTACTGGGTTGCTTGGATTCCGTAAAGTCTACGATAGGTAATTGCATAATATCGTAGAGAAGTACCATAAGATGCTTTCCACTGCTAAAGTTGAAAGGTTGTAAGTTTTCTTCAACAGTAGTTTGTTTCTTCTTGAGTTTAGCGTTACGCTGTAACGTTAAATGTTCTGCAATTTGGTATTCTGCATTTCGAATAGCCTGTCTAGAAGTAAGATACTCTAGAAGTCTTTTCTGTTCATCAAGAAGGTCAGCTTTAAGTTTTGTAACTTCTTGTAGGTCTATTGGAAGACCATTAAGCTGACAACGCATATTGTCTTTAAGGTACGGTAAAAAATGCTCTTTATAGAGCTGCTCTTGTTCATCTTCTACCATCTTAGGATAGTAGGTTTCATAAACATACCAAGTAGATAAACAGTCAATAAGGTTATACGTCATTAACTTTTGTAAATCTACTTTAGTCACATCTGAGACATCTACTGCCCAATTACCGGCAAACGGTTGTGCTAACTCTTTTAAACCAAGAGTATTCCCAGCACAAGAGTTGGTAGCCAAATAAGTAATAAGCAGAGTGTCATCAAGATTTCTACAAAGTCTATTAAGACCTCTAACTTGGTTCTCAACATCAGTAATATCCTCTTTTTGAAATAAAGTGTAATTTATAACAGGAATATCGTAGTTTGCTTTATGTACGATAAGCTTACCATTATACGTTTCAAAGAATTCCAATAGAAGATTACGAACTGTTTCTTTTTGCTCAGGAATAGCATCTACTGGAAAACATATTCCATGATGCTTATCCCAAGCGAAACCAATAGTATAAATACCAGCTTCAGTTACTTTAAGGGATTTGGCTTCGATATCGCACGTAAGAGCTGGATATTCTTTAAGTTTATCTAGCCATGCTGCAATACCTTCTACTGTTGTAGGGTATGCTGCAAAATGTACTATATCTGAACCAATCTCAGAGTAATTGCCATTAATATCTGCAGAAAGAGCAGACAGGCACTGGTCTATTTGTTGGTTAGCTTTATCAGGATTGAAAAATACAGCTTGCGAGGAAGGTAAGTATAAAACTTTATTTCCATAATCCGTATCAAAGATAAGTCCAATGTTACTCTCAGCTTTAGTCTGCTTTGAGATTACCTTAAAGTATTCTGGTTCAGACACTAGTATATAGTCAAAATCACTAATAACTGGTTCGACCTCTTTAAGCCAATCTTTTTGAGTAGCTCTGGGTACTTTCTTCATACCATTGGGATGATATACCGGCATAAGTTCTATATCTACATTTGTACCGAGATGTTGTTTTATTGCCTTCTGGTATGTAGATTTAAACTCACGGTCAGTAAGTCTTCCCTTATACATTAATAAAACTTTTTTCATACATACTCCATAAAAGGGGGTACATTGTACCCCTATTTTAGAAGTTTGTTAAAAGCTCTAATGCATAATATTTTTCCATAAGCTCAAAGACTTCAGGGTCTTTAAGCTCATTTAATAATTTTTCTTCATCTTCTTTGTTAGCGAAGAGATTATGATATTTGAATTCACCTGCTTGAAGCTGCTTGATTTCGTCATCATCTAAGCCAGATTTAGATAACAAGTTAGAATCTTGTTTTACAAAATCAGGAAGAATGTCCAACAAGATTTGTGTAGCTTGTTGATTTGTTGCACCAGCTAATACGAGAATTGCTCGCATGGTGGTAGCTTTAAAATATTTTAAGATTTTTGCACTTTCAGTAGTATAGGTGTGGTGGAGTTCGAATAATTCTTTTGCAGTTTGCAAGTCTTCATCACTTAATAATTCTACTTCTGCATAATCTTGTTTATAGTTACCGTTTGCATAACGTAGTGATTCGGAATGTGGTAAAAAGAATTCAGGATGATTTAATGGTTTACCATTTGTACCAAGTTTATCTAAGAATGCATCTACGTTTTTTTGTAGTTTATCTATGGTAGATTGGTTTAAATGTTTTGCTAAATTCATAATGATATTAAAAATATTGGTCATGATTTTAATTCCTCGCTAGTAATATGAATTAATTTACCAAAGTTTACTTGTGCATCTGGATGGTCAATACAAATCCAGATAGTTTCAAATGGGGTTTTCTTTTTGCGTTTATCGCAATATAAATCAGAGAATACGATTAAGAATTCCGGTTGATTCTCTGGTTTCATATAATGGTCAAATACAGGGTCTAAATCTGTACCGCCATCAATATTCATCTTAACTTCATCAAAGTCATCATTAGACTCAATCTTAAAGATATCTACAATTTCATGGTTAAAAGAAACCACATCCATTGTTTCTGGGTCTAATTGGTTTTTAATGACCTTCATTTCGTTTAAGAATGCTTTAATCTGAGCTTTTGTAACAGAACCAGATACGTCAAATGCTACAGCTACTTTTGAGATTTTATTCTCAGACTTGTAATCAGGTAAGAATAAATCATATTGTAGATAACGTCTGTTAAAGTTAGACCAGTCTTGCTCACCTTGAACAAAGTCATCAAGGAATTCTTGTAGGATTTCAATCCAACTGAGTTTACCTTCTTTGATGTCTTTAAATAATTGTTCAAATACAGAACCAGAATTACCATGTGTCATACCATGACCGTTTGTCAATTCTTCAGAAGCATTAGCTTTCATGATGTTTTGCTGCATACGGTTAATCTGGTTATTGTTACTAGAACCCCCATTACCACTATCAGGCGGTAAGTCGTTACCTAAAGGGTCATTGTTATTCTGGTTCTGGTCTTGGTCTTGATTATTGTTATTTTTCTGCTCATGTTCCATGAGATTATAAACATGCTCAGTACTCATATTGCGATATTTAGAATCGCATTCTACTCCCATAGGAAGTTCAAATCCGCCTTGCTCTAACAAATTGTTTACTACTTGGTCTGCAGCTTTTTGATAGAGTTGGGGATTACGATGCCCTCTGCGTACATCATGCATAAGGGCATAGTGATAAACTTCATGAGCAAGTACTGATGCTTGTTGTTCGTGTGTCATACCACAGAAGAAATCAGGATTGATTTTAATACTGTGGTTCATGGAATCGAGCATAACAGACTTCACTTCACGTGAAGGTTCAAAAGCTAGGTCATATAATAATGAACCAATGAAAGCATTATGTGGTTTATTAATAAGACGTAACTTCGCTTCTTTGAAGTCATCTAAGCAGTTTTGCTCAGTAAATTCATATTCTTTTTCTTGGTTCATATTAATGCCTACGGTTGGTTATTTAATTTATGACGGATTGCACCTAATGAGTTAAGTACTTTTTTATTTGTCGCTAATTGTGGATAACGACCTAGAATCATACGATATGCTAAGACCATTAAGTCTTTTTCATCAATACGTTCTAAATAGTCTACAACAGCATCTACATTAAGTTTATTCACTTTATCTGCAAGGAATGCACCTAATGCATACTTAGCTCCATTTTCTACTGGTAAAGGTGCTTTTAATGGGTCTTTTTCAATTTGAGCTAAGCTAGGTAAGCTATTCATGATTTGTAAGAAACCATTGAATTCTGCAGCAGCAGATTCACCAATAGTACCTGCAATAGCTGGAATATAAATATCTTGACCTAAGTCTAATAAGCCAGCTTGTAATTCTTTAGATAAGAATTCCCATGTACGTCCACAAGCATAAGTTTCAACTTCTTTTTTAGGGTCAAAATTATTGATAAGTTCTGGACGGAAGTTTAAGAATGCTGCTACACGTGGGTCCCATTCACCACGTACTACACCGTCTTCTACGAATTGTAAGAATTCTTTTTTATTGATTTCTACATTAATCCATGTCATACGTGATTTTAATGCTGAAGACATTTTGGTAGCTACTGCGTTATCAGATAGTTTGTTACCGGCTAATACAATACGAGTTTCTGGATGAAGTTTATAAGTATGTACCATACGGTCTAATACGATACGGTATAAAGCACCTTGTACGTATTTATCTGCTTGGTTCGCTTCATCAAAGAAAATACAGAAGCCTTTGTAACCTTGTGGGATTTCACATCCTTCTAATGGGAATGTATCAAATGGAATATAAGTACTGAATGCACCCATTTCACCATTACCATTTGGCATTTCCATAACTTTAGGCAGACCTAGACATTGTGTTCAACAAGGGTCGTTAATCCTTGTCCGTATCTTACTGGAAATATATAAGATACTGCTGTATATCTCTATACAGAGCAGACTATATCAAAAACCTGCAAGCTAAGTATAACTTACAGGTTTCTCACCATTTCGGAACACTTGTTCCTACTCCATTCTTTCAGGATAGTCGTTAGGCATTTATGTAAAATTAAAAGGTCTATCAGTTATATTATGAATTCTAAGAAGTTCATCTGCCCATTTAGCAGCATCTTCTTCTAATTTAAATAATCGTTGGCTTAAACGTTTACCGTTTAACTTGGTAGTTGTTACCCAACGTTTTTTATCTTCTCTCCAGCATACATTATGAAATCTGCTTTGTGCATTAGATTTTTTAACACCTTTTACAGCAGAATGGTTCATAGCACCATGTTTCATAGCATGTTGGATATTTTCACTGACAGTTACCCATTCCAGATTTTCAACTCTATTATCATCTCTAATAGAGTTTTTATGGTTTACTTGCGGTTTACCCTCTGGATTGGGAATAAAAGCTTTAGCTACCATTCTGTGTACAGAATGATTAGTAGATTTATTGTTTACTGAAACAATAATTGCTTTATATCCTTTTGAAGAACCTGAATTGACTTGTTTTTTCAAGACTTTTGTCTTTTTATTACGAATATTTCCTAGATTTGATACTTCAAATCTATCAGGAAATTCTACAGTGTCTTTCCAGACTTCTTTTGTAATTTTACAATTTAGCACGGGATTGCCCTCTTTCTCATTAACGGAAACCCTATATTACTATAGGTGTTCCATTTATGCAAGTTAGGGGTTTCCCCGTTTAGGCGAGTTTCGACAACAAATTACTCTGTTGAAGCCCTCTAATTAAGGTCCATTGGTAACATTTGAGATAGACGAACGTCAATCATATATAAGCCTTCTTCTTCGCAGATTGTACGAACAGTATGAGACTTAGCAGTAGAAGGTGAACCCATGATAAAACATGGTACGTTTGCTTTTAAAGATACACGTAAACGTTCTTTTACTTGGTTTGGAGATAGGGTTAATGTTGTCATAATGAATTTTTCCTTGTTTGTTGAAAATAAATAAAAAGCCCATTCGGGCTTTTTTGATTATTTGCTTAAATGTTTTTATTAACGGACATCAATGTTAGGGATGATTGTTGATGGTTTAAATGTAACTCTATAAAAGTTTTTACTTACTTTATTTGGTTCAATTTGTTCTACGAATGCTGTTACGTTATCTGATAAAACTAATGTATGACGTTTGTAATTTCCATTACCTACATCGCAAATAACGTTAAATGCAGTGTTGTTCTGATTTAAATCAATAGAGCAACGTCCTTCAATCTCTAACATATATGTATCTGTAATACCGTTATAGAACACAATACGTCTATTAACTTCAAAGTTATCTGCCGCTTTAATTAAGTTACGTGTAGCAACTTCGGAATCATCACAAGCAGTCAAGCTTAATGCTATTAATCCAGCAGCTAGAAATGAGTATAGTTTTTTCATAGAATTTCCTTTGTTAAATATTTTAAGTTTTAAGGGCTCGTTAGAGCCCTATGCTGTAAATGGATATTTGATTGCAGGATGGTGTTTATAATCCTGTAACTTGAAGTATTCTTCAAAATTATCTTTGCTAAGACCTTCCATAAGTACATCCATATCAAAATCATCTTTAATGATAAGTTTTGGTGGAGTGTACATAGGTCTTTCTAATTGAATTGGTACTAATGGAATTTGATTTCCATAGATATGTGTATTAGTGATATTCCACGTTACAGTACCTACTTTTAAACCAGTAAGTTTTGCTGTAATGTTTAATAAGAACCAGCATTGAACAATGTTAAATGCTCCTCCGAGTACCCAATCACAGGACCTTTGGGTACTTGTCAAATGTAAAGTACCATCTAACACACTAAATTGATGTGAGTACATACAAGGACGTAAGCAGCCTAGTTCAAAATAACTTGGATTCCAAAAGCTCCAAATATGACCTCTATCATTTGGTTTAGACTTAATGCTTTCTATTAAATCTTGGTATCCAAAGTCTACTTGCTCTGCACTTGCACCATAAATTGTACCGGTATCATAATCATTATATTTATGAATACTATGCCAAGCTTTTACATTAGCGTCCCAAGTATGTACGCCTAGTTTATGGAAATCACGTAAGTCAGCATAGGCACGAATATAAGCTACCATTTCACCGATAGCTTGTTTCCAATACATTTTACGAGTAGTAAGTAAAGGGAACTCATTACCATCGAATTGAATTCTTTGGTTCAGAATAGTACGACAAATTGAACCAGTACGTTCATTTACTACGTCTATGCCATTTTCATAACAATCTTCTAAGATTGTTATATATTGTTGTTCTGCAGTTTTCATGGTACTAACCTAATAAATAATGATTGATTTAGCTTGAACTACTGGAACATTTGGTTCACTGAGTAAATCAATTAATACATCGTCTGAAGCTTTGCCATCAAAACCTTCAACTTTGAATAGTTCCATATTATTATAAAGTACGGTTGCTTCTGGGTTGCATTTTTGTAATTCAGCAATAAGTTCTTTAACGTTCATATTTATTCCCCATAGTGAATTGTTACTTGTAAGAGTTTTTCAGTTTCTTCCCATGTACGTTCTTCAGTCCAATACTCTGCTGTATCATTAGCATGACGAGTATCGAAACCAAAAATCCAATAATCTGAGAAATGTTTAGAGAGTTCAGGACAGAAGTCTTTATCATCATTAGCAAAGGTTAATCCACCATGAACATAGAAATCTTTTTTAGATAGTAAATCACTTACTTCATCATAGTCTTTACCATAAAAAGGATGTTCTGGAAGTACCGCTACGTATCCATTGAAATATCCGCCATCAAAGTGAGAGGATGTATCATATTTACGAAGATAATCTTCCATACTTTTAAAGTATTCAGTATTATCCATTAAGAATTTTCCAATAACTCCGTTTACCGGTTCAGGTAGTAATTTTAAAATTGGTTTTTGCATTTTTAGTTTTCCTTGTGATAATAACTTTTATAAGGTTTTCTCTTAGCTTATTGTAAGCTTTTAGGTCTACAACAGCATGTTGGCTAAAGTAATTTGTCCCTCTTTCAGAAATAACATATTTCACTCGGTAATCTGGGGATAGCGTAGTAGCCTGTGATGGTAAAGGTCTAGAATGTCCAAATGGGTCGTAAAGATTTTCATCAATTTCATAGCCTAATTCCTGACCTGCGTAATATTTAATAAATTTTGCTGGTTCATTTTCTTTAATGACAGCAAACTTACCATCACATTCAGGTGTAAGAATAATAGGATTTAAGATATTAAATTTATCATCTACTACAATCTTACCTTCATCCATAGCTTTTTGAGCAGCTTCTTCATCAAAGACAAAACGTCTTTTACCAAGTGAGTCTATTGTTATGTATTTCATAGTGCATCCAAATAATCAATAAAGCTTATAGTAGGTGAAGATATAAAATTATTTCTTGTAGCATTAAATGCAGAATTTAAGGAAGGGTCATATTTAAGCTCTACAGGACCTAATACATGATATGTTAAAGGAATAGAGTCTTCTGTTGTAGGCATTACTCTACCATGACCAAAGCAGTCATAAATATAATCACCTATCTTATATTGGCTATCTAGAGTATATTTGCGAACAGTATATACTTTACCGTTTAGTAATTGAACTTGTTTACCTACCATATCATCAGTAAGAATAATAGGGTTTACAGGTACGCAATCATTATCGAGTACGATATATCCTTGGTTCATGAAGAAATACATATCATTTAAATAAACATGTTCATGACTTTTAGGATAATGAAGTATATGTTTATCGCCTTCACGGTCAATAAGAATAAGTTTTAGACTACCATCTTCGGATGGAAATACATCTTCTAACCTAAATTTATCTACTTTCATATAAATTCCTTAACTAAAGAATTTAAATGCTTGATATGCTATCGCTGCAGTAAATCCTAATAAGTACCCAATATATGCACATGCTAAGATAGCTAGAGCCATATAAATTATGGTTTGTAAAACTTGTTTCATAGCTATTCTTTCATACTTTCCATAAAATCAAGCCACTTCTGTGCATCTTTTCTTGTACGGAAACAGTTGCCAGTATCAGATAAGATTTCATCAAATCTACAATTACTACATATTGTTTCATGTACATCTAGATAAAAATTAGTTTCGTGTGGGTGAATGTAATAGTATATTTCACCTTTTTTAGGCATAAACGATTTAGGTAAGTCTTTAGGGTCAATAATATCTTCCCACATACCAATAATATCTTCACTAGCTTCTGAACATCTAAATTTTCCATTTTTACGCCAAGATACAGTTGATTTTAGTATGTAACCTTCTTCATCAAAAATCATTCCTTTGACTGGAAATGAATCAAGAGTACCGTCTTCATCTATTTTAAATTCGTCAGGTACACAATAATAAATAATTGCTTTAGACCCATCTCTTAATCTAACTGGTTCCCCAGCTAATGCTTTTTCTAAGTCAAATGGTTTCATTTATTCTTCCTCCGGTAGTTCAGGTAATGGCATCCAATGGGTTATCTCTGCTGGTAGTAACCATCCGTCATCTTTTAAAAAATTCAGATGAATCATATTTTTAGTATCTAAAGCAAGTACCATTTCGCTATGCCCATCATCATCTAATTCAGGCATACGCTCTGTACATTTAATCCATTGGCTCATATTACCATCCTGAGATTTTTACAGTAGGGGTAACAAAATTATTACAATATTCTACTTTGTATCCTGCTTCTTCTAATAAATCCATCCAACGTCCATCTTTAAATTTGATGTCTTTATCTGTAGCTTCGTCTTCATCAATACGAATAAACCCTTGAGATAAATTACTAAAAATTTTTCTTTCAATATACGCTAAAAAAGCGTCATAACTTTTGTTACGAAGTTCTCTTACTTCTTTACAAGGTTTCATACAGTTTCCTAAAAATAAAAAGGCTCTCGTTAGAGAGCCTATATGGTATTAAAGATTAGTATTGGTACATGTAACCTGCACCGACTGTCACATCTTTCTGAGTATCAATACCAGCAGAAAGTTTAATGATATGTTTACCATTATCAGATGCACGAGAATAGCCTACTGCTAATGCAGATTGACCATGTTTATGACCTACACCTACACCTATACCAGATTTACCTGAAATGTAGACTTGAGGAATGTTTGCCATTGCTGCTACAGATGCAATACCTGCATCAGCACGTTTACGGTTCTTACGAACATCACGGTCTAAACGATGGATAGCTTTAGTATTTGCATTTACTTTAGCATCTACACCGTCAATACGAGCATTTACTTTAGATACTTGGTTTACTACTTCAGCTTTTGTTGCTAAGTGGTCTACGTTTGCATCTACGGTATATACAGCTTCGCCTTTTGAACCAATAGTCTGAGTAATAGTGGTATTTTTACCAGCTTTTACTACAGAGTGTTTCTTGGCTTCTACTTCTACTGCATTGATACGAGCAGAGTTATGAGAGATATTAGCAGTGTTATCTGCAATACTTGCTTTATTGTCTGCAATGTCTTTAGCATTGGTTTCAATCGCTTTAGTATTTTTATCTGCTTTGGCTTCTACTTTATCAATAGCTGGTTGGAAGTCTTTAGAGCTTACTGTATAAGTGATTTTACCATTAGCGTCTGTACTTGAAGTTACAGTTACATTATCACCTGCAGTGACTTCTGGTAATTTCTTCTCTACAGCTTGAATATACTTAGTATTTTCAGCAATATCTTTCGCATTCTTGTCGATTAATGCTTCTGCTGTACGAATATCAGCAGTATTGGTTTGAATAGCTTTGGTATTGTCAGCAATCGCTTTTGCGTTGTCTTTGATACCCTGAGCATTCTTACCTACTTGGTCAGCTACTAAATATAATTGTGAACCATTGATAGCATCTGTTGAAGTAGCAGAGATTTCACCTGCACCTACGTTTACTAACTGACGTTCTTTACCTTCTGAGCCAACAGATACAGTTGCTACTGGAGCATTACCAGCAAAGCCACTATAAGTAATAGATTGTACAGTTGCTTCATTTACTGGTTTCTCAATTTTAGATACAGAGTTTGCACCTAAAGCTACGCTATTATCGTGCGTAGTAAGAGCATTACGACCCATAGCCATAGAGTTAATACCTTTGGCTTGGCTATCTACAGAAATCGCTACAGAGCCATTTGCAAGAGCGTTTGAACTATCACCTAATGCTGTACCAAATACACCATCTGCTTTAGACGATTGACCTACAGCTACAGAAGATTTTTGAGATGCAACAGAGTCGTTACCTACAGCTACTGCTGAGTCTGCAGTTGCTTGTGAACCAGAACCTAATGCAAGAGCTGATTCCGCTGTTGCTTTAGCTAATGAACCAAATGCACTAGCATTTAAACCAGATACTTCTACACGTTCACCAACACCAGTACCTTCATTAGAAAGTACTTTGTTGTCATAACCGATAGCAGTTGCATTATGACCTTTTACGAGATTGTAATGACCTACTGCAGTTGCTTGGTCACCAGTAACATTGTTACCACCGCCATATGCATGGCTATGGTTACCAGTTACGATATTGTTCATACCTACTGCTGATAACTGTTCACCAGATAAATGGTTGTTATCACCAATAGCTTGAGATTGATAACCATCAATAGATGAACCATCACCAAAGATGTTACCGTCTTTGGCATTAACTTTTACTACGTTTTGATTACCATATACAGATGTACTACCATGAATAGCTTCTACAGTGTTATCTTGACCAAATACTGAGTGGTTGTTACCTTCAACATCTGATTTCACTACACGATTAGCATAAGTTTCTTTTGCTTCAGCAGTACGAGTGTCTGGAGTATATCCATCTACTACGTATGGTTCAGTTGGTAAAGTCTTACCAGTGGTAGCTGCGTGTACTTGAAATGCAGTAAATGCAGCGATTAATAATGTACTTAGAAATTTAATCTTCATTTCACTTCCTTTTTATTCTAAATGATTGCGAAGAGCATGCTCTCCACCTACGTATTGACCGTCTACAAAGATTTGTGGAACAGTGTCAATCTTTTTACCTAGACGTTTTTCAACTTCTTCACGAGCTTCTAGGTCTTGTGTTACGTCTTTAAAGGTGTAATCTAAACCTTTTTCAATACATAACTGTTTAGAACGTTGGCATGGCTGACACCATGATGCACCATAGATTTCTACTTTCATTTTTCACCTGTAAATTTTTTCAATTCTGGTTTGAAGTAATTAGGTCCTTTTAGGATTTTACCATTTGAATCAATAATAGGATTACCGCTTTCATCAAATTTAGACCAGTTACTCTTATTCACTTCAGTAAGAGCTCCATCAAAGTCCATACCTGCATATTGTGCTACACCAGTTGCAGTTACTACTTGGTCGCATAAAGCGTCCAATAGAGCAGTTTTATCTGCACGTTTCCATAAGAGTTCACATTCTGCAGCAGTAAGAGATAAGAGTTTCTCTTTATACTCAATAAGAGCATCTGCTGTTTTTTGGTTACCAAGAGCTTCACACATTTCAGCTACTTCTTCAAAGTGGTAAGCAGTTTGTTGAATGATGTTTTGAATTGTTGGTTCAGGTTTAGCTTTTTTGAACCAATCAGTAATACTTGCTACTGATACAGATTTGTCATTTAAATCACGACATTCTGTACCAAATGGTACAAAGTTATCAGTACATAAAAGTGTTTCAGGAAGTACACGTGAAGCTTCTGGTTCAGTATAGATTTTATCCCACATCTGTGAGTATTCTTGTACTAAACGGTCTTGAATTTCGTTACGGTTCATTTGAGTGAAAGGCATTACTTTACCGTAAAGAGTAGTACCTTTTTTGAATGTTACAAAGTGTCTCATAGAGAGTCCTTATGAATATAGTGAGCAATAGTACAGTCATGTTCTTTGTTATCCATATAATTATATCCTCTAAAAAACTTAGAAGATTTTTTGATATGGTTTTCTAAGAATAACTTAAACGAAATAAGGTAGCCATCTGAGTAATCAGAATAGTACATATATTCATGAACAAACGTAATGATATATTCATCCACACGATGATTCTTAATAAGTTTTTCTAGAATAGTTGCACCACCGATAAAGAATACTTGTTCAGCACCTTTAAAATAAGTAATTACTTCCTCAATAGAATGAAATACTTTAGCACCTTCAGCTTTAAAGTCTGGATTACGACTAATTACTACATTGGTTCTATCAGGAAGTGGTTTACTTCCAATAGCTTCCCAAGTATTTCTACCCATAACAATAACATTGTGTGTAGTGAGTTCCTTAAAATTGATTAAGTCTTCTTTGAACATATAAGGCTGTACGAATGAACCATCTAGTTTACGATAACCGATTCCTAATACATTATTTGAAATAGAATGATTAGGTGCATAAGCACCTACTAAAATTACTTTAATCTTCATCAATAAATTCCAAATCTAATTCATTAAACTTAATGGTTTGTAATACTTCATGCCATTTATCATCTGTATGATAGTCTACTTCTTTACAGTTACAATCTATTTCAAAGTTTGTACCGATACGGTTCAATACTTTATATTGATGAATAGTATCTAAGATAAGCGGTACATCACATTCTCTTTGTGGACGAGCCATATAGAATGGACAAAGCTTGTGTAGTTTAGGTGATTCTTCAAACAACTGTTTACAGGTTTGAATAGCTAAATCAGATAAATCATCTAATGCACATTCTTCTACTGAACCAAAGGAAACAAAATCAATATAATGTTTACCGGATTGGTCTCTGCAAATTACACCACATACTATGTCCCATTTACAACGAGTGTGTTCAAAGTGCCATGCTAACTGTGGAGAAATCTTTGCAGGCATATCACGATAGAATACTGTGTTACAAGTATTAGACTGGTCTGCCATTACAAGCGTAATAGTATAATTAGACATAATATCTTGTGTAGTCTTGATAGCTCGCATTTTAGCTTTATTAGCTTTGGTTCCGTTAGTATGTTTACCTTGTCTTACTACATAGTTCATAGTGTTACCTTATTAAAGAATCGTACAGCTACTTCAAATGTATCAAATGTTTTTGATGCAGTTTTAGCAAATAAACCTTTACGTTCTTGATAAACAGCATAATTACGTTTTCCGTCAGCATAGTGAACAGTAAGTTTAGTTTCTCTTTCTGAGAACCAACCTTTCTCATAATGCTCTAACAGCACGTATTCTTGCTTAGCAGACGCTACAAAGGGATTTAATGGTGCAGTAGTACCATTATAAGGAATAAACTCTTTAAGGTCGTCTACAAGCGATTTAATGCGTTTTTTGAGGGTTTCGTTCTCTTCTTGTAATTTAAGAAGTTCACGTTGAAGTACTTCTGGGTCTTGCAGTTGTTTTTCTACCCATTCGTCTAAGTTTTCAGGAATTTTCAAGATATCCTCCAACTGGTCGGACCAGTTAAAAAGTTGTTTACAAGGGGTCTTGACAAACTATAATAAAGATTCTTTTCTTTTACTCTTTTCTTTTCTACAATCAAATAATGGAAGAATTATAAGATTCCTGAAGTTAAGGTAAATAGACTATAACCGTTTACTGTTACAGGGTCTGAACCAATAAGAATGTCTTGGGTATCATAGTTTACAGTAATATTCTGGTTTAATGAAAGAGTACTAATATCTTTATCACCTACTTTAATATCTTTATAAGATAAGATAGGTAGTTCATCATAACAATAAGCTAATACATCGCTTACTGTGTCTGTATTAGAGAAAATACATTTAAGGTTTTTCATAAATTCCTCATGGGGATAATAAGATGTAGGGATACCATCATTGATATCCTGTAAATAACTTTCGAAAATCATGTACTCTTTGAGCCAATAATCTTCACGTTCAGTTCCTCTTGCTGCTTTTAAGCGATTACGAAGAAATGTGTCATATTTGTCTAACATAATTATTCTCCGTAGTATGTAGTGATATGTTTTAGACGTGGTTCAAAATCTTCTTCAGAAGGCTCTAGAGAGCTTTCTTCATCTTTAGAGACGTAACAGTCCACTCCACTATCAATAATCGCTACAGCGTCATTTGCGAGGGAATTTAGGGTATCATCAATCATAAGTGTTTGCAAAGATGTACCCATAGCAATAAGAGCTTCTACTGGAATCTCTTCGTCTGTAGAGAATGATTCTATGCCATTTGCAGTAATGCATTCTACCCAGTATTTAATCTTCACTTTGTCCATATTCAACTCCAATAGCAGGACGACCATAACGGTCTTTAAAATAAGTTGGTGTAACCGGTTTATACAAGTGTTGGTATCTGTCCAAAGAAGATGGACGTAAAGCTTTTGGTAGAACTGAACCAAAACATAAATACTCTAGTTTTTCTATTGCTGCTTCTGATATTACTTTGCAATAGTATGCTTGGTCTTTAAATTCTAAAGCTTCATCAAATAAATCAGCATGGTTTTGAACTAATTCTTCATTACGTTGGATAAGTTCTTTAATCTTTTCTTTGAACTCACCTTGTTTACGTAATAAGCGTAGATTTTTAGCATTAAGTTGTTTAACTTTATAATCAGACTTAGAAATAATAGATTGAATTTCTTTGTTTTTTGTTATAACAGCTTTTTCTAGAATTTTAATATTCTTTTTGAGACCTTTTATAACTATTCTTGCTCTATCCATAAGAATAGTAGATTTTTTTAACTCGTTCACAAAGATTGTGACTTCTTCTTTAGGAACATATCCTAAAAGACTGAATAATTTTTTAAGCATGTAATACTCCATCAGCATAAGTAATCTTATATTTTTTAAAAAAGAGTTGAAGAGCTTCAATAGTGGTAACTGCTGTCCATCTACCACAAGCGAATGTTCTATGATAAGCACCTTCATGGCAAAATATATTAAGTTGAATACCTTCGTATTTAGTGTAGTCCCATGTCATTACACCTCGTAGAGGCAAATCTTGATAATCTATACCAAGATATACAGGAATAATTGGACAGTTGCTTTCTAATCTTTCTAAGCGTTCCAACGGGAACGCTAATGAGTTTAACCAATGTTCAATTTTTTGTAATTGTTCTGTTGTGTGGTACTTTGCCATTTTTCCCTCAAGAGTTTGCTCTGATGTTCATATACTCCGATACAAAGTTGGTATAGTATTCTACTATTTACATAGGCTGTATTAATCTTTTCATGCGTAATAAATATAGTAGAGAATTGCTGTAAATATGAACTTTTAGTTGATTTATCAAATTCTGTAATATTTTCTGATAGCATATGATAGCTATCATTATTAAATGGAACTAAATTAGTTAATGATACATAATGTAAATGGTATGCAGCAGAAGATGAATTAAATGAGATATACTGGGTTAAATCAAGATTAACTTTAATACCCATTTGACTAGGTAACCCTAATAACATAATTATTCCTCATATTCTTTGAATAGATTTAGTAGATATTTAATATCTTTAGAGAAATCTATTGTACCGTCTGATTCAATGTTTGAATGAACCAAGATATTCTTATAGCCTTTTAGTTTAAATTCATCTAAAAGAAATCTTAAGAGCTTATGGTCATAAAATGGTATAAGATTAAGATTAGGTCTGTATTTATTATTGATAGAGTAACTGTATTGGTCAGGACCTAATACGATAGATAAACTTGGTTTGTCTAAAAGATTAAACATAGTCATCATAAATTTTGCTGTAGCAGAATCTGGAATAACTCTTCTTTCATGCCAATTTCCACGATAGCAATCTATAGCTTTTGATGTACCAACAAAGATAAATGCATCGTATTCTAAATATTTTAAGTAAGGTAAATTAGCGATACATCCAGAATTTCCCCATTCAAAATCAGTAAACTGTTTTAATGGAGCAAGTCGATTAGAGTAGTCACTCCAATAATGTCTAATAATGCCCTCAAAGCGATTGATGACATAAAGACTTTCAGTAGTGTATTCAAATTTCATTTGCGTAATTGTTAAGTTGTTTGATAGAGGATTCGATAGCATGTGCTGTCAGAATGTCATAACCATCTGCTGCTGCTGTACGCATAGGCATAATAAGAACATTAGCGTCTTTTGGAATATCCATATCTTTCAGAGTTTCTTCTAGATACTCTTCGTAACAAGTTCTATATAGTTTTGTCTGATTTTCATCATACATATAACCTGTTGGAATGGCTCTAAATGTAGTTACTACATGGATAACAGGAATTTCCAATATCTTTGCTATAAATCTGAATGTTGCAGTTTCCATTGATGCAGGGATAAGTTTTCCAAGCGGATACCCTTCAAACTTTCTATCTACTACCCATTCATCCATAAAGATAAGTAAGTCTACATCTAAAAGCTTTTTATAGTCATAGCTTACAAATTTAGAACCATAAATCTGATTTCTAACTGTATTGAACAGACAACTATGGAAAAACATCTTATCCGGTACAGGCTCACCATAATGTTTATAACCTAAACATTTTGTTTCTTCAGTAATAGTATTGATTTCGATGTTCATGATTTCCTCAATCAATCATACGTGCATAGAGTTTCAATTCCTTTTCTACTTGCTTTAACACAATGTTAGTATGTTTTGTATCATGGTGATGTTTATCAACTGCTATAAGAAAGACTTCTGCGTCTTTTTTAAGGTTGATTTCAGTTAGTACACCCATAATACTGTCACGGTGAGAAACGATATAGTAAGGAAATTTAAAACGGTATTTACCATATTTTTCTATAGTATCTACATCTCTAGTTCCAACAAATAATGTTGGAATATCTAAGAAAATACCTGCTGTCAGGAATGTATCACCAAATACACTTGTAGGAAGTATCATGTCTTGATAACGTTTATATCTTGGTTCAGTAAAAATATCACTACAGTCAAGATAACCATCAACATTGTCACCAATGTAAGAAGCACCTACAAGAATGATTAAGTCTGCATCAAGTAAATGAGAATAATCAAAATTAGCTGTTTTTTCTGTAGAAGTACCTAAATAGTTTCTTGATACATCTGATAACAATCTAAAATTACTATAATTACTGTTATCTTCTCTATCTCCAAAGTCTATAGTTTTAAGGTACTTGTATTGAGAATGTGATTTACTATTTAAAGTATATCTGTAAATATTCATAACTATTTCCAGTTGCTTAAAGTATTTTCTACTACGCTAATAGCGTCTAAAACATCTGACAATGTATCTTCATCATCATCATCAAAGTCATTATCTAATTGCAGTAATAGTACTTTAGATTTTGAAGAGATATTCAGTTTACGAAGGGTATGTTGAAGTTCATAAGGTGAAGTAAGAATATAATAACTATCTCCAGAATAAGATTCTGCAACTTCAGCACTTATTTGATTATCAGGTGAAATAAAGATAAAAGGTATTCCCATACAATGACAGATAGCATTATAGATATCTGCATTAAAATTAGTTGGAAATATTTCTTCGGACCATTTTAATTCATAATTAGCTTTAAAAGTTTTTGGGTAAAGAGTATCAATGCTATCACCTACATAAGTTTTCCCTACATAAATTACTGCGTCATACTTTAAAACTTTTGAATAATGGAAAGTTGTAGCATACACAGCAGCATTTCCGAATATATACTCACATCCTTCAGCAATTATGTATTTTCCAATAACTTCCTCAGCTTCTATTCCGTCTGATGTACGATATTCGTCTATACGTTTCCAGTTCCATAGTTTAAAGTCTAAAGAACTGTCTATATATAATTTAGTGATTTTCATAATATTCCTTAAAGAATTGTATAGCGTCTATTGGATTACAATCTAAGAAAGGAGTATTTTCTGCAGGATGAACCAATAGAACAGAAGAATCTTTTGTGAGTCCTAATTCATTTACTATTTCTGAAAAATCAGTTGTACTACTGAATCTAGTGGATTTTTTATTAGTAGTATAGAAAAAGTTTCTAGAACCTATTGCATGAAATGTAATAACTGGTATTTGATATGCTTCTGCAACTAATAAGAATGGGTAAACACTTCCTGTAAACATCGCACCACTATAATTTGGCATATTTGGTGGAGTAGTAAGTATGATAGTGTCAAACTGTTTAAGTTTACTGTAATCATATTTAATCATGTAATAAAAATGGTATTGATAACGTGCAATCGAGGCTTTAATCAGATTTCTTAAATTCTTACTGAGTTTACCTTCGATAAGTCGAGTATGTTTATATCCATATCGTTGTAGATTAGCATCAGAGGATATTGCTGTGATTTTCATGTAGAATTTCCACTATCTTATTGTATATAGTCAGATGTTTTGGTAAATAATACTCATTAGTAGGTGAATAAATTATTAACACTTTTTCTGGATTAAACTGACTAAGATATTGTTTTAATAAGTTATACCCTAGAGATGAAGCATTCATTACTTTATAAATATCTGTATCCATCGAACATGCAAGATTTTGCTTAAATTTTTTTATTGATACAGATAAAAAGGGGATACCTAAAAATTCTGCTGCAGGAATAATACCATTAGTTGAAGTTGAATCTTCTTGTAAAGGCATAACATCTCTAAATTCATTAGTAAAAATATCTGAAATACTGATAATGGTATCGTATTTTAATAAATCTAAATAAGGTATGTTGTAATCAAATACTGTAAATACTGAAAAGATATTTAAGCATTTTTCTATAAAGGTTAGTTCTCTATCATCCATATCAATATATTTAGCTTCTTTAACTTCTCTTGAAAAGCTTTCACTGAAAGACCATACGTCAATTTTCATATTTTTCTAATTCCCTTAAGATGTATTGTAATGTTCTGGCTGTATAGGAATATGTAGTTGTTTCGTAATTAGCTATAAAGATAATTACTTTACTATCTTGGTTCAGATTATATTCTTTTAAACGATGAACTAATTCATCTTCAGGAATAATATAATGACTGTGGTGAAACATAAGTTGTTCTTGGTTAGAGAATCCATTTACAGGAATAGCTAGTAATGGAATATCTAAAGCATGAGCCATAAACATAAAGTTATACGCAGCCGATTCATTAACACTTAATTTTTGTGAAAATATCGAAGTGCCTGTATATCCTATAAATGTTTTACAAAGTAAAATGACTAAGTCACAATCTAAAAACTCTTTGTAGTCTATATCTAATGTAGGTATACATGTTGGAGAAATTCCTTGTAAAATTTCTTCAATAGGTGAATATGTCTGAGGATATCTATTATTTACTATTTCACACCCAAATCCTTTAAACTTGCTATGTGAAGCATATTTCTTAATATTCATTAGCATTCCTTAAGATATTTTAGACCATATTTTGTATGATGATACGCTTCAAGGGAATCAAGGTCTGAACTACAAAAAGCATTTAGTACATATACTTTAGAATTAGAGTTTAATCCAAAGTGTTTTACTGCTTTCTTTAAAGAGTTAAGTGAAATAGCTATTTTAAATAAGTCAGTTTCATTTTGTTTTAGAATGTGATAGTTAAATCTTTTTGTACAAAAGATAAGTGGAATATTTAAGCATTCTGCAATAAATCTTATTGGATGACATAACATAGAATTAAATATTATTGACTTATTATCTCTGACGTGTACATCGTCCATAATAATGATAGCGTCATAATTCATAAGGTCAGGAAAATCTATGTCAAGATACATACTAGCCAATGAACCAAGATAATGTGGTACACCTTGACATAAGGTATATTGAAAGGTTACTGGGTATAAATTTAAGGTTTTTACAGGAAAATACCCATATTCTACTGGTGTAGTATTAATACATTCTGCTGTTACGTTCATTTAAACCCCTTTAATATTCGATAGGTTTGTTCACAAATACCTTTTTGAATACCACTAAGAAATGTAGGACATCCGTTTAACAATAGTACTTTACTACCTTTTTTAATACCAAATTCTTTGAGTTTGGTTTCTAGATGTTTTACATCAATGATAGGCTGTTCATAGTGATAAGCTTCTTCAAGAAGTCTAAGATTTTCTATTAAAGAGTCTTGTCGATTACACATTACAGCAATAAAAGGTATTTCCATATATTTTGCTATTTCACTGTAGGGATTTAAGCATTTATCTTGAATCATTAAATCATTTCCGTTATGTACAATTCTTCCTACTGAAATAATACAATCATAATTTAATATAGATTTATAACGGATTGCTCTAGAGACAATTCCCCAAGTAGCTAATCTATCTAACCATTCTTCTATTTTACTTAATTCACGTCTTATATATGGAAAGAATTTTGCTCCATGCTTTTTGAAAAAACGATTATCTTCATCAAATTCATGTATAGTAATTTTCATAAAAACTCCATAAAACAAAACAGGCAAAGGACCAACCCTTCACCTGTTTTTTCTTTGTTCCCATTAGGGAACAAAGTGGCATAGCCTAGCTATTCTTTAGAATCTTCAATAGCTTTTTCAATAATAGCTTTAATGATGTCTATTACTTCTGATTCAGCTTTTTGTTTAGCTTGTTTTAAGTTTTTAGCTTCAGTACCAACGTCTGTTAGGAATTTTTCTGACAATTCAGATAATTCTTGATATGTACCAAATCTAGTATAGTTTCCACTATACATACCATTCCACATTGATACCATCCAGCGTAACAAATGTTTTGAAGCTCCATGTAGGATTCTTAATGCAATCCGGTATTCATCAACAGTATATCGTTCAGGTAACACTGTTTGGACATATTCAGGTAATGCTTCACGTAATTCACGCATAAGGTCATTTAATGATAACAATGTTGTTACTTGGATTAATGGTGATGCAAAGTATGGTGGAACATCATCTAACAATGTTAGAGTTTTTTCTGCTACTTGAATTTCTGCATCAGTATACCATTCACGGAATTTTACAGAACCAATATCAGTACTATCAGTTTTTTGGATTAATTTACCAAAAAGTGTGAGTTGAACTGGTGTTTCTTCAGCAGTAGGAATGACTTGTTCAGCAAAGTTTTCAATTTTGATATCAGTCATTTGTTCCATGAGATGAATACCTGATTTAAGCTTTTCTTGTTTAGCAAGTGAGCCAAAGTAATGAGCAATATCTAATGCTGCAGGGCATACAATATCACGTACTGCTTGGAAGTTACCTTCGTTAATAGCTTGTTTAACTTCATCATTCTTATCAAACATAATTTGATAGAATTTAGAAACTTCTTTTTGTTCTGGTTCAGCAGATGCTAAGAAGTCTAACTCTGCTTTTTCTGAGATAGTAAGGTTTGGTTTAGATTTTAATTGCTCTAAACGTGCAATTTGTTCTTGTGTAAGAATCATGGTTAATTTCCTATTAATAGTTAATTGATGCTATTTCTAGCAGTGTCTTCTTCATCTATTAGGGAATAACGAGTTAATCCTAATAGTTTCAGAATTTCTTCTAGTGAAGTGAGTTTGTCTGCACTTGCACCGACATAAGGAGTTCCATCAATAGAGTATGCATGAACCTCTTTATGTATGTTTTCTTTTACCTTTACTAAGGTAATGCCTAAGTATCTGACCGTTGGAACAGGTCTTTTATAATCGAATACCATAATGAGTCCTTTAAAAAAAAAAAGCGTCCCATTAGGGACGCTGATTTTTAGCAAATACCATATTCACTCTCACGAATAAGATTTGCAATCTTATTACGTTGAGACTGTGGAATATGGAGTTGATGATTATTAGGAACAAGTTGTTCTGTAATGAATTCTAATACTGTAGATTGGCATAAATCTGCTAAAAGCTCTTTATACCAATAACGAGTATAGTTACAGTAATTTGATTTTGTATAAAAGCAATCATGTACTGTAAGAAGTTCAAAACAACCTTGTTTATGGAGTTTATTAAGTACTTCATAAAGTTTTTCACGATGTTTCTTAGAGAGTTTAAGTAACATACTTAAATCTTTAATTTCATCTGCAATACGGACAGTAAAGAATCCAGTGGTTTCATAATAATAAAGTAAGTCACCAAATGTGCCTAGCTTATTCATTTCTTCTACTGGAATTGCTTCTTTACTGCTTGCTTCCATAGCAGGAGTAATTGTATTTAATAAGAAAAGCAAATAATCGTAGTGACCTTTATCAAAGTTAGCTCTACGCTGCATTTCTCTGCAAATCATACCGTCAATGGCATGAGTCGCATTTGCACAATTACTTACAGAATGTTTTGATTTACCTTCTTCTTTAACTTTAAATTCAATATCTTGACCATCAATTTGAGCTAGATATGTATTTTGTACTAAATTAGGAAGAACTACATCAAATGCATCAGGAAGACTAAACATATGTTTAGTAACTTCTGGATTCCAAGAGTCACACCATAAATTTCTTAATGAAAACGCACCTGTACAAATGTTTTTATTGGCTTGATAAAAGCACTGTAATTCTTCATCAGTATGTCCAAAATAGTCTTTTGGTCTTTTATTAGAGCCATAATACATTGGCATAATAGCGTCTTTACAGTTATCTCTGGTTTTATCATTGGGTTTACTGTATAAACGTTTAAACTCTTCATATACGATTGTATATGCATCATTACGTTTGTTACCAATAAGTCCTGTAGAAGTTAAACCGGATTTACATGCAGTAAGTGCAGATAAAATTTGAATACCTGAGCAGCATGCATCTAATCCTACTTTATAACCTGAAGGAATACCATTTAAAGTATCTCTATACGCTTGTAATCCACCAAATACTAACGCAGGTGCTTCGTCTGATTCATTAGCAATAGCTAACAAATCTTCATTTGAAGAGTCTTTAGTAACTCTTGGTTCAATAGTTGAATTAAACCATTCGATACGCTCTTCAAATTGTTTTTTATCTAATCCAAAGTTATTGGCTACATCTATTTTAAGATAGTCTTTACCTGAATAAGTTTTCATGGGATTTCCTTGTTGTTGAAAGTAGCCAGAATTACTGGCTTAAAAGAAGTTGATTTCGTCTGTGATAAGTTCTTTGTTATAGAACTCTACACAAGCTTTTTGGTAGCTATTCCCTTGGCTGTTAATCCAATAGCCAATAGCGTAAATACGTCCACGTTTATCATATTTATGCGTATGCCAGAATCTATTACCTTGGTTCACTAGCATTGCAATAAACTTAATAGATAAACGTTCAAACTTTTCAAAAGATTCCAATTTTACTTTGTATTCTTCTGTGAGTTTGTTAGTTTCTTCATCGAATAAGTCTCCCCAACAGTTTCTGATATTTTTTACAACATCAGTATTAATGGTTAATGGGATTTGGTTATATCTATCGAGTATATCTGTAGATAAGTTACCTAGATGATGGTTATTGTTCAGAATTAGGCTATCTGAACCAATAGTAAGATAACCACTTCCACGATTGTTTCCTTTATAATTTACTTTTAAAGGTTCTACAATCATTGGTGGCAAAGATTTAAGCTCTTCGATACGAGAAGCTGTTTCCGGATTAACAATATAGTTTCTCCAAATCTTTTGATTACCTTTTATTGGTTCTAAGTCTATATAATCTCTTTCACAAAGTTCTAACAGAACTTCTGAAATAATTTGTTTAGACTCACTGATATTGCCTTTTTCCACTAACATTTCGATAATAGTATCGAAATATACGTGTTCTCGTTCTGCAACAATACCCATAATATCTAATTTTACATTTAGATATTCTTCATCATCCTTAAACAAATCTTTAAACTCTTCACGAAGAATTTGTCTGATTTGTCGTTTATTGTAGGTATTTTCCCATATACGTTGCGTTTCTATTTTATCGCTAAAGTCTTTATGGGAATGTTTAATAGAATCTATATGACCTAAGTCAAACATGGTTATACCTCCATTAAATTAGATTCAATAAATACTTCTTTTCCTGCAGCGGAGAAGCGGTCTAATTGTTTCATGTTATCTTTTTCTTCACCGATATATAGAACTACATCAAATGAGTCTAAATCAATGAATAATGCACTTTGGATAACTTCTACGGAAATATCATTTTCTTCACCAATATTTTTTACTACTGGTTCTAAAGGATAATTTCCTTGTACCAACAATGAAGAAATACTTTTAAGATTTAATTCTTCAATGATATCTTTTAGTGCTTTAAAGATAACTTCTTCTGACGCTAATGCTCCAGTAATAAAGATTCTTGGTGCTGTTTTGTAGTCTTTATGAAACGTATTTTTTAGAGATTCTACAGAATCTTTTACTGTTTCTAATCCACAGTTTGCACCGGTTAATGCTGTATCTACTAAATCTACAGAAGTATCAATTAATGCTTTTGCTAATTTTAATGTATTCATATGTCTATCCTTGCTTAAAAAATAAAGGGGATTTTCATCCCCTGTTTATTAACCTAATAATTTGTCTAACTGAGAATCAGTTGGTAAGCTATTTTGTGAAATTTCACCTTTCACACCTGCTTTAGACAATTCAAATGTAATACGTGGTAATACTTTTGTACCAGTTTCATTTACATTTACTGAGCTACCTTCATCTAAGCCTTCAAAGACTTGTTTTAATTCTGCAATAGCAGCATTACGAATGAGCTGGTGTTTTGCCCATTCGGAATCTTTGGTGATGTTACGAGATTGTTCCATGAATCTATCTAAAGAAACAACAATGCTGTTGTCCATAGATAGACGTACAAATGTACCATCAGCTAAGGTTACACCTAAGTTTAAGAAGAATTTGTTACCTTCTTTTTCAGTTACTTCAGGTTTTGTTTCAGGTTTGCGATATGCCATAATAATTTCTCCATTGAGTTGTTGTTGAATAAAAGTTGAGAACAATATGTCCTCACCATAACCAACCCAAACAATAAAGAATGGGATAGATATGGAATAAAGTCTGTCTATATGGAATAAAATAAAAAAGGGAATAAATCCCTTTTTATTATTGGTTCAATAAATCACTGTAATCATATTTACAGCCGTAAACCTCATACGAACTATCTGTACCGTCACATTGTTGTGCGATACCTAGTTCGTAATCAATCGCATAAGAAATGCGTTTAGGCATATCTGCTTTTGCACCCATTGCTAATAATGTAAGAATAGCCACAACAATTACTGCAATGCTGTGACCTATTCCAATTTGTTTAATTAAATAATTCATGTTAATCCTTAGTAATTAACGTTACATGTTCTAATGGTGATGCTATTACAGCCCAATTTGCATTTTCCCAACATAGTAAAAGTTTTAGTACAGTATCACTAATCTGTACACTTTTACCTTTATGTTTGCACTCTATCATACTGGTTTCTACTTGTACTTCAGAGCAATTATTGTTTACAGCAAACGTTATTGCGTCTGCTGGATTAGTAAAGATTAATTCTTTACCGTCAATGATATATTTCATACTTACTCCCATTTATCAATTAGGTCGTAAATATCGAAATCGTAATCATAAGGTTGTTCCATAATTTCCTCCGAACGGATGTTTGTTAATAAAAATAGTTTAATGAAAGGCACTTATATTTGGACAGAACGAACGTTCTATATGCGTATAAGATAGGAAGGTACGCAGGTATGAAGTGCCTTTGGTTAAACCCAACACAACCACACCAAAACTATATAAACACACCACGTTCAGCTAATTTCTTCTTCATAGCTTTTAACGTGCTTATACTGTATTTATTGTATGGTGATAGATTAGTACCAAATATACTATTATAGGTACTAATTAGCCTGTAATTATCCATGTTAGTTCCTTAGACTGATATTAGGTATTTAAATGTAAATACTCTAGTTAGTGTATTAATGTTAATAAATAAAAAGGGGACAAACGTCCCCTTGTATTATAGACCCAATAAAGAGTCCAATTCATTATCACTTGGAAGTGTTCCGCCATTGGTGCTTGCTTTACCACGTTTACGGATACTAAAGCCTAACAATGGTAGCAATTTAGCCATTGTTGGATGCTCCATAAGCTGTTGGAAAGTAACCACTTCCCCTTCGTCCATTTGTTCAGTAATGCTATTTAAAGCATTGATGAATGAGTTACGAATTAACTGAGCTTTACCCCAGTCACTGTCCGTAGTATTGACAGTTTTGGTTTCGCCTAGATATTTATCAAGAGAGATTGTTAAGTGATTACCACTGTTTAACGGAACAGACATTCCGTTAGGTAAGTTGAACTCTAAGTTCAAATAGAAGTCGTTTACGTCTTTTTCAGTTGCTACAGTTTCTTGTTGTACAGATGGTTTGCGATATGCCATTTTGAATACCTCATTTGTTTGTTGAAAGTTATAGTAAACACCATTGTTTACCAACATAACCATACCAATACGATAGTACCCACTTAGATAGAGCTAAATAGACATACGATTTCAAAGCCCCACTTATAACACACTGATTTTATTCTAAAAAATAAGACATTTGATTTTTGCTATTTTTTATGCTACTTTTGCAAGTGCAATTTGCATTGCTTGAAAGCTTGCTTTCATCATGCAAATAAACACCGCAAAAGTGTAATATAAAACTCATCTCTCACCATATCTTTTTATACTCTAAGCTATAAGAGTTAGCCTATAATAAATCAATATTATTTATTTATATGCATACGATATTCATCTGTTATTCATTATTACAGCATAATTATGCATATTTTATTCACATAAGAGTTATTTATTTATGTATATTTGTATATAAAATTGTATGTATATACAGTGTGTCAGTGTGTACTTGTGTTATTTTGTGTACTATAAATAAAAAAGGGGATTTCTCCCCTTTATTTATTATTTGAAGCAATCTTCAACATCTGAGATTACTTTATTAATTTCTTCTTCAGATAAGATGGATTTATCGAATTGTTTCTTAGTACTTTCACGAGCTGAAAGTAATTCTACTTTCAAATCTTCTTTGAATGTTTCTAATCGTACTGCACGAGCCTTATCTCTAGTACTGGCTTGGAACTGTAGTTCTTTAGACAACATAGTAGCAGAGTTACCGAATAGGTCGATAACAGATGATACGCCAGTAGTAGTAGAAGTAAGCATAGATTTGATAGACATAATGTAATCTCCATAGTAAGTAATATAAACTGAGCAGGATTGCTCAACATAACTAAACCAATACGATATAAAATAACCTAGATAATGGAATACTATGCATGGTGTAAGAATTCAAATAGGGGGGGGGGATACTACACAAGAGGGAATCTGTGTGTATAAGGTGTTCTAAACTTACTTCTATATTTTAAAAATTTGGCTAATCCTAAAAAAATAAAATTGAACCATATCTATTTCTTGTTTTCTTTGGTTCAATTTAGTATAGTGTAAGAGTCTTCTCTCGAAGATAATCATGTCAAGTTTCTTAATTTAATTTCCTTAGTATACCCCCTCTCCGTATTGGAAGAGGGGTTTTTTTATATACTTGGAGATTAGGGACAAGAAAGAACAAAAGACTATGGAGATTTTTTCTTTTCTTTCCGTCCCCATTAGGGGACGAGTATATTGGTATAAAGTTGGTATAAAGTTGGTATAGGTTGTATTTCTGTTGGAGTTATATTATGCTCTGGATTCATAATATTGATATAAGGGGTTAATATGGCTAAATTTAATTTTAAGAAACAAGATGTATCTCTTGTAGATAAAGAACAACAAAAGGCTGATAGAGCATTAGCTAGAGGGGACTTTCCTAAAGAAGTAGATGTAGACTTTGATAAGAAAGTAAGTTTATCTATATTGGAAGAACCAGAACCAGAGTTACTATCTGTAGAAGGATTACAGAAGATTTATCCTAGAAAGGTGAATAGAGAGACTCTGGAAGAATGTGTGAAGATGATGAATGAGTCTATTGTAGGAATGGACTCTGTTATGAGGGAGCATTATAGGGATAATCTAGTAGGGGTTATTGATGTTATTAAGGAAGGGGAACGGATTAAGTTTGCTGATTATGTGAAAGCTGTGAAGTTCTGTTCTTATAAGATGGCAGGGTATACTGATACTAGAGCGTATAGTTTGACTTTTCCTGAGCGTATAGAAAGAATGGCTAGAGAAGGGATTTCTAATGCTAACTTGTATGTATATGCGAATAGTTATGCGAAGAATAAAGTAGTAGTAGAGATTATGGCTAAGCTCATGGTCCCTACACATATTATGTACCAAGACTATTTTCATATGGCTGTAAAGACTCAAGTAGAGATTATGACGGATGATAAAGTAAGTCCTAAAGTGAGAAGTGATGCAGCAAATAGTTTAATGACACATTTGAAACAACCTGAGATTAAACAAGCAGAATTGAAAATTTCTACAGAAGATAATGGTGCTATTGGTCATCTTGCTGATGCATTAGCGAGCCTATCTGGGAAGCAGCGTGAGCTGCTGAGCAGTGGGGCGATGCGTTTAAAAGATGTAAGTGAAGCAGTGATTATTGAGGCGGATAACAATGGATAAGACTGTTGCTGCAAAGACAGTAGAAGAATACTTACGAGAAGTAGACTACGAAGAATGGGAAAAGAGTTATGTTCCTTCTGAGTTTGCTTTAAAGTATATGAACTTCGTAAAGATGGTGAATGCCGGTAAAGAAGATATTCAGACTTCACCTTTGTTCCACTACCGTATGGTTGAATCTCTTGGTTCAAGTAATATGAGGATTGCTAATCTGTGTTTACGGGGTGCTGGTAAGACTGTAGTGATGGGTGAAATGCTTGTATTATATCTGGCTCTGTTTAATGAACTTCCTCATTTAGGAAAATGTAATGTTATTATTTATGTAGCAGATAGTATGGAGAATGGTGCTAAATCTCTTCGTACTAACGTAGAAGCACGTTATAACCACTCAGAATTTTTACAACAATATATTCCTGAAGCTAAGTTTACAGATAGTGAATTAGTGTTTAAGAACATTGAAGGAAAAGAGACTTATGTGAAATTGTTTGGTGCAAGTTCTGGTGTTCGTGGTTTTAAACGTAATGGTGACCGTCCTGTATTAGCAATACTTGATGACTTGATTTCGGATGAGATGGCTAACTCTAAAATACAGTTAGAGAAAGTATATGACTTGATATACAAAGCTGTCGATAATGCGATGAACCCGAAAAGAAATAAGATTATTTTCTCTGGTACTCCGTTTAACAAAGCTGACCCATTGTATCAAGCGATTGAATCCGGTGCATGGGAAGCAAATGTTTATCCAATGTGTACTCACTTTCCTTGTGCTAGAAATGAGTTTAATGGTGCTTGGAAAGAACGTTTCTCTTACGATGAGATGATGGATAAATACGAAAAGGCAGTAAAACTAGGAAGGGTAAAAGCTTTTAACCAAGAGTTGATGCTGCGTATTGCAAGTGATGAAGACCGTGTAATTTTAGATAGTGATATTTCTTGGTTCAAAAGAAAAGAGATACTTGAAAACAAACGAAGATACAACTGGTATATTACTACTGACTTTGCGACAAGTACTCATAGAAAAGCAGACTATACTGTAATTGGTGTATGGGCAGTAGACCACAAACAGAACAGATATTTGGTAGATGGTGCATTAGGAAGATTCTTAATGAATGATACGTTCAATAAGATATTCGAGTTTGTAACAAAGTATAATCCAATGTCAGTAGGTATTGAGGTTACTGGTCAGCAAGGTGGTTTTGTTCCTTTGATTAAAGACGAAATGCTTAGACGTAATATTTGGTTTACGATTGCAAAAGGAAGAGAGAGTACGAAAGAAGGTATTGCTGTTCGTACAAATAAAATGGATAGATTTCGCTTGACAGAACCAGTATTTAAGCAAAAGAAATTCTTCTTGCCAGAAGAAATGAAAGATAGTATCTTAATACAAGAACTGCTCGAAGAATTGTCTACTGTAACTATTGATGGTATTAAATCTGTACATGATGATGCTATTGATATGGTATCACAGTTAGACCAGATGGTTATTGTATATCCATCAGAGCAACAAGCTAATCTTGGTAAAGGAACTTCACAAGAAATGGACGATATCGACCCATTCTTCAATGAAACCAATACAGGTAGTGATTTAAGAATAAATGATTATTTGGTATAAGTTTTATGGTGAAGTTAAAAGATTTCTTACAATCTATTGCATTAGGTGAATTACAAAGTTCACCTCTTGTTCCAATCGGTGCTTGGGAATTAAATCCTGATAGAGTGCCGCAAGTTATTCAAGCTTTAAATCAAGGGCTTGAATACTTCTATTCAAATTTTCCTCTAAAGCAAAATGAAGTGATAATTCAGTTAAGGGATGGTACTACTCGGTATTACCTTGATGACTACTATTCGATTAGAAATGGTGGTTACATTATGGATACAGTAGAGAAACCATTCCAAAATGATGTCCTTCATATTTTGTCGGTACACTCTACACAAGGTAGAGAATACGCTATCAATGATGATTATGGTTCGTTCTCAATCCACACTCCAGAATACAACTGTGTTCAAGTCAATGGGAGAACTCCAGAAAATTACTTAGTGATTAAGTATCAGGCAAAACATCCAGAAATTCCACTAACAGAACCAATGAGTAGTGAGTATCCTATATCCATTCCATCTTCATACAGGACAGCTCTACAAACTTATGTTGCTTGCTTGGTGTTGCAGAATATGGGTGGTGAGCATTTACAGGAAAGCAATGCTCTATTTGCTAAGTTTAAAACACTTACAGAAGAGCTTAAATTACAAGGTATTGGTACTGTAACAACAGTAGGTACTAATATCAGACCTATGTTAAGAGGGTGGTTATAATGTTTCATAGACATCCGCCTATGCACAATCTTAATGAACCCAACCAATTAGTTTCACATCAGTTCACACCTGATGCTTTTTCTATGGTTCAGCAAGTGTATTTTCATTTAGGTACTTTAAAGCATATTGCAGAAAATCTTCATACTGTCGATACAGTAGGTAGAGAGATGTATAAGCTTGATGGTCTTAATCAATATCTTGGCGATATTGTAAGAGTATCTGATGCTTTAAATGCTATCGTATCTATTCAAAGAAACTTGCCGGTAATCTCAGAACTAGCACCTCGTATTGAACATTTTGTGTGTCAGCTTGACGACATCCAAGAAAAAATTAATCGTCATGAAGTTTCTTTTAAAGAAGCAATGGCGACAATTAACTGTAATGTTAAGCTACTCGAAGATATGTATATTCAATATGAATGTGGTTTAACCCGTCTTATGGAAGAATACAAAGCAAGTCTTTGTGAAGATTACACGAAATATAAAAATGACTTGGTTGAATATAGCGAAAGTATGCGTAAACAGCATGCTGCATTTACTCATGGTATGAGAGTACTAAAAGATGCATTAGAAGTACAAGACGCTAATAAGTTACTTTTAGAACATCTCAAAGCAAGTGATGCAGTAACTGATGCTCTATTCCTTGGTTCAGAAGAAGCTAGTGCTAAGGCACTAAAACAGATTAAAGAATCTGAAAAATGGGGTAATAACGAAGACGTTAATAGACAACGTTTGAATTATAAACTTCCTAAGAATAATGTTCTTAATGTTATGAAAGATAACCAAGAACGTTTGCTTAAAGAAGGAGCTGCCTAATGTTAAAACGTATTTTAGGTGAATTTCCTATTTTTGCTAAGTTTGCAAAACTAGGTAAACGCACTAACGTAAAAGGTGAGTATCTTCCTTCTGAGTCTCAGAATGCATTTGCATTGTCAGACACTGTAGCATATGAGACAGGAACAAAAGAAGTTACCCCTGAATTATTTAACGGTGCATTAAACTTTGTAACAAGTAATATGAGTTATTTGTTCCATCGAGGTGTACCAGAATTTTCATTAAATGTTGCTTATTCTAAAGGTTCTATTGTGACGTATGAAGGTGCATTGTATGTATCTCTTACTGACAATAATGTAAAACATATTTCACAAACTTCTCACTGGGG